TTTCTATTCTTACCATCTGTAAAGCCTGGTAAATCTTGTTGTGTGTACATCTATTCCTATTGTTGATGTTGTAGAGCCTGCTGACCAGATAGATCTTTTAGCTTATCTACAATCGGTTGTTTAATCTTATTAACCTATTCCTATTGGAACTTATCACTATCCTAACCTAACTTTCCTCTAAATTTATTTAGTTTTTCATTAGTTCTATTTTCATACTTCTTATTTATCTTCTCTAGAGCTAATGTATAAGGTAAAGACTAATCTCTAAATGTAGCACCATTTCTCCAATCTACATCCTAACCAAGAACTATTGTATTATCATTCAGATTAGCTAAGTTAGTATCTTTTCCTACTTTTCCAGTTTTAACTACATGTCCTGTAGTTTTACTAACATCGTCTATGTTATCTATAATACTCTCACCTGCTGCTACTCTAGCATTTGGTTTAGCATTAACTTTACCTACAGACGTTAATACGTCGCTATTATTTGTGTTATAACTGCCTTTATATCCAGAGTCTTTTCCTCTTTTGGCATATAGCAAATCATCCTATGTAGTACCGTTTGTATTATAGTAATCATTAGTGAGATAATCTGATTGAGCTGAAGACATATTATAAGTATTCGTATTAATACCTTTAACTCTAGCTTGCTCTAACCTTCTAGCAGCTTCTCTTCTTCTTTTTGCACCACCAAATAAACCTCCGATAAAACCACCAATACCACCAATAACAGAACCTATAGCAGTTCCACCTGGTCCTGCAACAGATCCTATAGTGGCACCAGCCTTTACACCAGAAGCTGCTGTTTTAAATGTGTTAGCATTATTATCTCTACGAACTTCAGACATCTCTCTGTTAAAGTCTACATCGTTTATCTTCTAATAACCGAAATTATCATTACCAGCAAAATGATAACCTTGTTCATTTAGTATATTACCAACTGATTTATTGTAATGGAACGCGTCAGAAATATCTTTACCAAACTCAAGTCCAGATAATATTATGTTACTAGCATCACTCATAGCGTTGCTTTTAATATTACTCCAGTTAATTCCACTATTACCATTAGTACCTGTAACAAACCCAGGCAAATAGTTTATAGGCATTCTCATTGTTCTTCTATATTTTAACTCCATATTGCTCTATATTTAGTCATAAAGTACTATAATGTGGCTTTACTTATCCCTTCGCTAGGGTTAATATGTATATCACATTCAACATATTTACCACGCATTCTGTTACCAAATAATCCGTTTCCGAGATTATCTGTCCCTCTTGGTATTGCGAATCTATAATCAAAATATCTATTAGATATTTCATTTTTCGTAATATAATTGCTAGACATATGATCGTTTCTGAATAATACGATAATACTATCTACAGTATTTTCGTCCGATCCAAATATCATATTATCAAATACTTTAACAGTGCTGTATTGGTTATTTACAACAAATTTCAAATTAACATCTCTTACAGAATCTTTATAATTACCATCATTCCATATAGATACTGTATTATCCATATTAAATAATGTAAAATTACGAATATAAATACCATCAACATCCACGTTTTTATCATATATAGAATAAAACCTTTGTTGTGTTTCGCTAAAAGAAATAGAAGTTCCGATACTTACGCCAAATAAAACTTCATTATATTTATTATCATACACGATTTTTTGTTTATGATAATCTTTAGAAAACACTTCTTTCATATATGAATTGATGTTTTTTGACTTAGATATTACATCGTATTTACTTTGTCCAAAATACTAACACAATTCAGATCTGTCAGCATCTATCCAATACAATGCCATAGGTGTTGTTATATATGCAAACATGTCATCACACATTCCATTATTTGTAGATATATAATCATATCTATCTAATACTCCACCAGATCCTAATAATAGCTAATGACTATTATTATCAGTTATAGTTGTTCTTTCGTTTACTTGTAATAAACCAAAAGCTTTCTCCTAAAAGAATACTAAACTGTTATTAAATGTCTTTAAACCAGTTAATTTGCCATACGCTGGATCTAAATCTATATAGTTAGCAGCTAAGAATGTCTACCAAGAATCGTTTATTTCGCCATTCTATTTCTTGTTTGAAAATCTACATCTATAGTTATAATATTGATCCTATTTAGTTAAGTACTATTTCTTAGATGTTTTTATGTCAATTCCTCTAGATATACTATAAGCTGTATTATATACATACTGTGGTGTAGATTGTGTATAGATATTATCTACATTTGCAGGCTCTTCTTGAATCCATGTAACGTTATTATCTTTATAATTTCTAGATACAGTATAACCGCTGTCTAATGCAGTATTTATAGACGACTCTAATGGTATAGCGTATATGTTTGTGAATGTCCAAACAACGCCAGCAGCATTATTTGATATTTTATGAGCAGCTGTATATTCAAATGGATTTATATATGTATCGCCATTGAATACGTCTATTTTATTTTCTACGCTATTATATAATTTTATATCTGCGTAACTATAATACAAACTACTTTGTTTTGCATATTTACTAAATCCACCATAAGGAATAGTATCTCTAGTTATATTACATATAAATGTGCCTAATGTACTGTTATAAATATAACTACGTACATCTTTATTTTCACCAATATATTCTATATTTATGCCAGCGTTAGTCTTATCTGCCTAATATTCTAATTTATCAAAATTGTCACCATTCTGTATTGGAACATCAATCTAATCAGTTCCTATAGTATCTGATAATATATAGTTATTGTAAAACTTGTCTTTAATTATATTAGACCATTCGTTGTCTATAGTTATTAACATACATGAACCACCAGTGGCATATGGAGACCATTTTTTAAAATATATATTATCTTTATTTTCTGCTACAAATAATTCGTTATAACCATACCAACATACCATATTACAGAAGTTATACTTATCAATATTTGTAATTTTGTCTGAATATGTTTCTGATGCTTTTCCATCTTTAACAGTGGCTAAAGAATCCCATTTTAATGAATCTGCAAATTTATAATTTGTTATATTACATTGATTATAAACACTCCTCTTTATAACCACATAACCATGACCATCTTCATATGCTTTATTTGGATTATTTCTATCATGGTTGTTAACCAATATGTAGTTGCTTTGACAATATAATTTAAAGTAATTAAAATTATATTTCATAGCTTCTACTGGCGATTCTGTGTTTACAACATTTCCACTAATATTAGGAACTTTAAAATTACCATCATCATTAAGGTGTCCACTAGCAACATTTATAGATAAATCATCATTTGAACCAAGTGTATTATGGATAGCGTTTATTATACTTATCGAATTACAAATATACGAGTTAGCTCTATAATCTGCAGTTGGAGCAAGATTTGGATCGTCATAACCTAAAAATGCCATAGATGAAATAACGCCAGAATTATACGATACTTTTGATATTTTGTTACTTATAACAAATCCTTTTCCATCTTTAACAGTAGTTATACCTCCTCTAAACATTGTTGAGTGACTTAAATAGAGATTATCATCACGCCTATCGCTATCACTAATTATATTAAAACTTGCCCTATCTGCACTCATTCCAAATATATACTTAACTGGATTTATATGTAGATTTGTCTTATCAATAATTAGCTTACTAGACTCTCTTAAATAAGATACATCTGGTGATATATATTGGTATAAGTTATGATTATCAAGATTATCAACTCTATAGCCAGGGTCTTCTCCACCGTTTAAAACATTAGGTTCTATATTTAGTTTGTTTGTAGAAATAATACCACTTGGAGTATATGCCTGTGGCTTGTTTACTTTTTTATCTAAGAATTTCTTTATAACTGGTCTAGATAGTACTCCCTGTGATACAATTCTAACGTCATTTGATGATCTATCGCATCTTACTATTTCGTATGAATATACATTCGGATTTGCTATATCGTGTAATGTAAACTCTACACCTATTGGCAATGCTGCCATATCTGTATTATTCATTCCATTCATGAATGCTTCAAATCCTGATATACATATGTCAGGAACTCTAATATCAGCTATCCATTTAACTGGACTTGATTCTCCTGTAATACTCTTAAATATTATACCAAATCTATATATTTCGCCTCTTCTTAAAGATGGAAATTTGCTAGCTATAATAGGGTTTGAATAAGATCTTCCGATTGTCTTATCAAAATCATAATGTCCACAATTTATAAGACTGCCGTCATCTTTTATATAATATTTTTGTATTGCATAATTATCGTTATTACCTACATCCTATTTTATGCAATGAAGATCAGATCCACCTTTTGTACCATCTGTATAACTAGAATCAGCAAATACTGCTAATGTTATAAATTTCCAATCTATATTCTTACCGGTACCACCATAGTATTTAATTGGTTTATTATCATAAACTTCTGCTTTTGTAAAATACTATGCGAAATAGTTATTTTCTGTAGTATGATCTGACGAATCCTAGTATCTATTTATACAATCCTTTTCTTTAGTTAGCTAATCATATAACTTCCAATCATCTGCTCTAAGATCGTCTAAAACGTGATTAAACTAATGATCACTTTTATCATCACCAACATCAAGTATAGTTGTTAAACCATTAGTATCGTATGATAATGATACTGTGTTTATATCATCAAATAACTTAGAATTGCCAGCTAATTCTCTAATCTATCCTGCAAATAAATAATCATTTTTAGATTCTAACACTTTTGGTATTATCTGTATTCCTGCCTATGAGTTGTATTCTTGAACTGTAACTTTACTAATTGATGTTTGCTATACATCATTAAAACTCATAAAATAATATGAGTCAGATATTTGTCCATTTATAGAATCATTTTCTTTAAAACTACCTTCATATATAACATCTACCTCTGGTGTTGATGCATTTTTGTCGTAGTGTATTCTATATATTCTTATTAAATCGTATACTGTTCTTTTAGGTATTTCAAATAATACTTTTACACCAGTGTTAGTTGTATCTCCTTCTTTAGCACCAATATAAGATCCATCTGATTGTTTATTAGCTATTGGAATCATCTTTGAAGCTGGAGAAATCTATGAAGCTTGACCATATTTTAAGAACAGCTAATAACTATATTGATTCTTACCAGATTTTAAAGAACCATAAATTATATTAGATATTCTTGGTGGTAATAGATTTTCGTACTTATTTGTTATAAGCTGATTAATAGATGTTGGTATATCACCATCTGGCAACACATTCATTATCATTATCTAATGCTCGCCATCTGCTATATATAATTTAATATTATCTGTATTCTCAACTCTACTAACAATGCTAAGTCTTCCTTTTATATTCCAGTCAGCACAAGGTCCAAATATTTGTGTTTTATTAATTATCCATCTAAGTGGATCTAATTCAAACCTATATACATTAATTACATTATGCTTATCTCTTACAAATACAATTCCATACTTATCTGCATAACTGGTTTCTATAACTGTCTCGCCTTCTTCTAATTCTAACTTTTTACCAAATCCTTCTATTGATTCTAATTGTCCAACTCCAGATGATGAGTTATTAATATACCTAAGATTACAAGCCTATCTATATTGATCTGATGGAATAGTGGAATCTGAAAAGTCCGAATTCATCCCACCAGAGAATGTATTTATTTGTATATTTTTATTTTCAGAATCCATTGTAATAATCATTATAAGTTAATTGCTCTTTACCAGTATATTTAAAGAACGTATCATCTCCATCCCAATCTGGTATAAGCTTATTCCAATCATTTTTAATATTCTACATATCATCAGCAGTAGGCATCATAGCTTCGGCATAAGCCTAGTTTCTATAAAAATTCCATTGATTTTGTATGTGGTTATATATTGTAATATTAGCGCTCTTTAATTTACCTCCAAGCTATCCTTTCATAAACTTAGGAAAACTAAGCTTCATATTAACATACCAATATATTGCTTCCTAATATGAAGTTAAGTCTGGTATTAAAGGATAACCTCTTTCGTCTGTAGCTATAGCTTTATAAGATAGCTTAACAAAGCCGTCTTTTCTATTAAATACTATCCAGCCAGGCTTTATAAAATATTCTGGCTTATCTTGATAGTCTTTTGTATATAATAGATCTGAAAAACCATTTGTATGTGGTCTATTTATCTATGCCTATACTGTTGGATATTTATGCTACATCTATGGCATCTAATCTTGTTGCTATTCTTCTATTGTCATATTAGACTAACTATCATCAAGTACTACAACACCGTGTTCATTGTTATGTTTACTTGGTGATTTAAATATAGATGTTTGTGTGCTACACGGAACCCATACTCCATCTTTTGAATTAGAGTACGCTACACCATCTAAATGCACTAAGTCTGAAGGTAACGGTATCTAGTAATCCTATATCTTAAATACAGGTACTCCGTCAACTCCAGACTGTCTATTGATATACTACATAGGTGCACCAATCTTATCTATGGCCTCAAAGATCCATTCTCTAATATCGCTAGTCCTCTACCTTGTTTCAGAAGAATCTAAATCAGCCATTATTTTAGCTATGACTGATTCACATTTTGTATACTTGTATATCATTTATATTTATATAATCTGTTTTATTAAAAATTAATTTAGCTAGTCTTCTTTTATTAGCTCTAACTAAACATAACTAATATTTGTATCTATCTGGAAAAGTCTGAGGTATTTTAGACCAGTGTAGTCTAAACTTATACCCGTCAGAATGTTCATTTAAATGATATATACGTTTACCTAATTCATTACTTGCTTTAAAGTCTATAGATAATGATCTATTTGTATATGATTTAGGTTTATATTTCCCTACTTGTATATAACCTAGCCCAAAAGGCATTTTAAAGCCGCCTGAGCCGTCTAATACATGTTTTAGTATAATTCTACACATAGAGTCTAATATGCGCTTATATGCGACGTATGACACTTCTATGGGCATTTCTTTATACATGTCTACGAATGTTATAGATTTCTTATTCCTCTTCATCCTGTGGACCGTGTGGTTTAACACTAGCTAATGTAGAGTTGTTACTATCATCACTAGGTCTGCCTAACATGAATGGAAGTTCTTTTGACATTATCATCTCCTTTATCGGAGGTAACATCCATGCAGGTAATTTAATATCATCTTCGCTTGGTTTATTCCAATCATCATCATTCTCATCTTCATAAATAGCCAAGACCCATATATTTCTAAGTTTATTTAAGTCTTGATCTCCTTGCACGAATATATGTCCATCTTCATAATATGCTGTTAATTCGTGTCCTGTATATTTACGAAAATAATGATAATGCCTACGAATATGATTCATATATTGTATATTCTCTCCCATCTAATCATGTACAGCTAATATACTATCTTCATTGTTATCGTATATACCTTCTAGCTTTTCTTTAGTTCTCTTTGTAAATATAGGATATTTATCTAAAGATTCTACATCCTCTAATTCTAAAGGACCAGTTTCTTTCTTATAAACATCATCAGAAGCCCATATAAGATCATCTATAGTTTCTGATTGAGCTTTAAGTTTATCTAGTCTCTACTTAGTAAAATACTTCTTATATTCTTTTACCCAGTTTCTTATCTATTCTCTAGATAAATCTTCACTCTCACTTATATTATTATTACGTACTAGAAGTAATATATCGTCAACAAATTGTTTTAATGTTATATATGTCATATTACTTATCTATTGCTTCTATTACTCTAACATCTGAAGTCTTTATAATATCATTAGTATTTACTATCTAATATTTATATATATCTATCTTCTTAAAGTCTAGAGTAAATAAACGTTTAATAAAGCTTTTCTTATTCTTATACTATCTATGTTTGTAAACATACAGGAACTATTGATTCTTAATATCTAAGTTAATACTTACCGTATCTTTACCTATAGTATAGTTTACTTTTGTTAGAGGGTTTATTTGTATAGTATCTTTATATACTGTATCTCTCTAGATAGTTTTAATTATATCCTACCCCCTTACCCCCTTATTAGCTGTAACGTAGATTGTTTGTGTTTGAGTTGCGGTAGTCTTTATGACCTTAGGTTTTATCTTTAACTACTACCTTACACTATCTATCTTTTGTATAAGGCTATCATTTGTATTTCGCAGCTAAGACATATCTAGCTTTAAAACATTATTAGCCTACTAGGATCCATTCAATATACCCTAATAGGCTTCAATGTTATTTTGAGCTATTTCTAAGCTCTTAGAGAGCCTTTTATTCTGTTTGTATATATTTATACTAAACACAACTAAAAGGCCCACCAAGAGGCTTAAAAGTGCCTTAATCGCGATCTTCTTGTGGCTTACGAGCCAACTTAATATCATCGCACTGTTCATCTGTCATCAACTTATTTCCTGTTAATATTGTACGTATTTCGCCGAATTTAGAATTCATGTATGCAGACACACCGAAAATACTTCCAGCATAAACGAAAGTCTGTGCAATATACCACAAAATACTATCCTCAATATTGTGCTTATTGAGGAAGAACGATAAAAAAGCCAGCGATATACCACTGATAATGGATATACTAGCCGTCACGTACTGTACTAAATCTTTACTATGCTTTGTCATACTACTTCTATTGTTACTTTACCTTTTTGACAAGCATTTTTTATAATCGGGTATAATTTATTAACAAATTCTTTTGAATTAATAACTTTTCCTTTAATCTTATTCTATCCAAGTATGATACAACCTTCAGTATCTCTTGCTGTATTACCGCCATGAATTAACACGCCAGCAAATGATTTAACATTCAACAATCTAGGTGTATATCTTTTAAACCTCGGAGAATAAGCCCATACAACTTCATATGTACCATATGGAATTGCAGTTTCACCTTTTACTTTAAACTCTCCGTTATCAAAAACGCCATTTTTGTTTAAATCTCTAACTTTATCTTCAATGGTATCACAAAAATAAACACCATCAATATAAAGTTTTCCTATTGTATACGTATCATGTAAAGCGATACGTTTTAGTTCTAGTTTCATAATATAATTATTAAGAAATTAAACTGTATATAATTTTATAATCAAAGTGATTATCAATATCGAGATTATATACACCTTGACCCATACTGATAGCGCTACTAGTTACATCTTCAGAACCTTTATATATTGAGAATGAATTAGTATTACCATAATCATTTTGTTGAAAAACATGCGTCTATCCACTAGAAATACTAACATTCTTAACAATTTGAGTACCGTCCTTTTTCTTAACAATATCTATAATTTTACAAGTTCCTAATAGATTATTAGACTTGTATAATTTTAGTACTCTTTCGTCTTCAAATGTATAACCATCATATGTAAGATTTACATTATCATCTTGACTATCTGATAATGCATCTGTCAATTCAAATTGCACACCTTTATTGATGGTAAAAGTTCTAAGATTATTTGTGCCCCATCCAGGTTCATATAAAGTAACTACGATCAATACTATATATTGACCAAAGTTTCTCTAATCTTGAGCAGGGAAATACATCTCTATCTTTCTTTGGTCGCTAAGAACTTTAGATGCGGCTAAATATTTATCTGGAACTATCTTAAACTGTTTAGATCTTACACCAAAACCATTATAAGCTGGGAAATATCTATAGTCGTCAATAGGTCCAAACATACCACCAGTATATACTTCTTGATTATATGGTAACCAATTATATCTCATACAACTTGTATAAGCTAGATCATAATCAGTAGGACTATAATACTATGGATAACCATAATTATCAAGATCTATATATTGTATATCTTCTTTTCTAATAACATAACATCTAAGCTACTTTATTGAAGTTATATCATAATCTGATAATTCATCTAAAGTAAACTATAGACGTACATCTGTGCCTAATACTACTTGTTTCATATATATAAATAAAAAAGCTGAGATAGGGCTGTATGCCCAACCCCAGCTTAGTTGTAACTTAATTACTATTTATCATGCGAAGAATGTACCAAATGCAGTCTTCAAAGCTGCGCCCTGGCCCTTCTTAGGATAAATTTCGATTGACTGTTTAGTAAAACGATGCAAATCATCAGCAGTGCGATACATGTTCTCAAACTGAATTGTAACAGCATCATATTCGCCATCAAGCTTAGTATCAAGTGCTGGCAAACCAAGCTCACGATACTCTTCAAAACCACGATTTACAATACCATTATAACCCATAGCTGACTCTTCACGATCACGTACATACTTAGGAGAAGCTGTATAAACTTCACCAGGAGTCTTAACGATAGAAATACCAGCAATTGGGAACTTGTGACTATAACCAATATTTACAATACCAGCTTCATCGTTGAAAGAAATCCAAGCTGAAACTGCGAAACGTACAGTAGCTGCTGGGCTCAATGATGGAACTGAATCGTCGTCATCGTAAGGCATAGCTTCTAACGTAATCTTAGCACCAGTTACCTTAACACTAACTCTAGCTCTCTTATAATCTTTCTTAATAAGAGCTGCGATGCCTTCGGCTACTTGAGTTTCTGTATCACCTGCTTTTGTTACGTATTCGTAAGATTCTGTCCACTTACGGAAACGTGTATTCATATCCTTGTAGATAATACGGAATACAACGCTGTGACCACCAGCAGCAATCTTAGTCTTAATTGGTGTAGAAATATTAGTAAAGTCTACATCAATCTTCTCTGGCGTATCAGCCTTGTGATCAGTAAATTCTACACTCTTAACTGCGCTCTTCTAGATAGGATTAGACCAGTCGATAACTGGAATATACTTAACGTTACCATCACGCTCAACAATAGTTGATACAGCGCTAGTAATCTTACCAATCTTAATAGCTGTTGCTGTAGCTGGAACTGTAGCTACAGCAGTACCTGGCTTAGCCATGTCAACAATTACAATGTTACCAACATTAGTAATATCAGACTTCTTATCCTTTGCAAGATCGCTGATCTCGCCAGAATATAATACGCTTGCTTCGTTACTTACGAAAACGTCATTTACAAATGTAATCATATTTTATATTTTTATTAATTTTTTCTACTCACCTCACGCGCTAATTTAATAGCAAAGGCTTTCCACGTTAAAATTATTCTTGTGTCATAACTTCCTGAGTTATAGTCTTATAGCGAGGATTACCAGTATTCTCAAGGTACATCTATGCTGCTATTTTAATTATCTCTGGGATTGTTATGTCATCGAAATCCGTATATTCTTCAAACGGAGTTCCAATATTTATTTTTTCAGGAGTACGTAAATATCCTAGTACATACTCTTTTATTTTGTAGTTCTTATCTGTTAATAGATAACAACCTTTATCAGTACAAACTCTTAAAGGTCTAGCTTCTCCATACTTATAATGAAAGTCTGTAAGACTATTAGTTACCCTATACATAAAACTATCTGAAGTACATTCAAATATACTAGTACTATATGGATTGCCTCCATTATTATTTGTTATAATTGCATCTTCATTCAAAGAGAATAGAAAATCATCTGGATAGTTTTCGACTATATATTTATCATATTGTGGATTACTATCATTAATAACAAAGTCTGTATATTTTACTGTTTTGTATAGATTAATTAAATCATTCCTACGTTTTTCATTTTGTTCATACGAAGTCTTATGAACCTAGTCTGTATTAAATCTTAGTTTTACGAACTTATCTACAGCCTAATTTAACCAAAACATAGAATCAGTTGTGAGAGGTTTCTCAACTTGATTAATAACGCCTATTTCGGTTTCAAAGGCTTCTAATATATCTATGTGTCTCATTGATCACCCTCCTACTATTTCTATTGCTTTAATGCGTCTTGCTGATCCTAAATTTGTTGTCTAGCTTTTCTCTTAAGACTTTCTAGAGTAACACCATATTTGTATGAATATATATACATATCTACAGCACCTTTTACTATATCCCAAAAAGCAGAATATGACAAATCGCATGCTTTTTTGTTATCTCCAAGTATAGAAAAATCATCTATAGTAGTATAATATACAAGTAATACACTTTGTATTTGTGTATAATCATCATGAAATATTGATAATGTTTTTACTTTTTCAACACTATCTGGAGCTGCGTTAGAAGATTTTCTATAATGATCACCTTCAAGCATAACTAAAGGACTCCTTAATATAAAACCATCATTAAGAAATTCTCCAACTTTTACATTATCATCGTATTCATTAAATACTTTATTCTCTAATCTATGAGTAATATATTCATCCTCCTCCTCAGCAATTCTGGTTTGTGCATCTGGATGTTTATACGATCGTATACAGTTAGAATAACTTCTTATATATTTATAGTAGTCATCTGGTAGTATAAATTTAGTTGTATTTTCCTATATAGTTTCTATTTTACCATTGCTATTTAGTATCCTTGGCTAATTAGCAGAGCATACTTTATCTCTTATTAAGTCTTTTACTTTATCCTATAGATATGCTATTACATCTCTATTTTTAGCCTACATAAGTTGCTGCATTATTTCTTCAACATACTATTTAGCATATTGATTAAGAAACTTATAAATAGTTTCAGTATCAACTTTATTCTCAACTTCAAAAGATGGATCAATCTCTATAAGTCTACGTTCAAATTCAACTCCAAGCTAATATGTTTGTTCTAGTGTCATGATTCTAATCCTTTCAATTGAGCTTTAGTCTATAGCCTTGGCGATTCAACAACTTCTGTAGCCATAATTAAAGCTAGATTAATTAATTCTTCAGCCATTGTATCAGATAATTCAAACTATATAGTATCTTGCTAACTTATAAGTTTATTTTTGTCTACAAACTTTTCTGGGTTTTTTATATACGTGTATATAGCACTAACAGCTTCTACTGGCGAAACATTATTGCTATAATCTAAAGTATCTTTAGCTACTATTATCTATTTATTCTATATGCAATACATTAGTTGTTTAGACCACGGATTATTATTTACAGATTTAGTAAACTTATACATGTCTGTAGAGTGTATTTGCTTTGAACTAAGTTTAGTGCCGTCCGTGTTCGTAAACATAATACTTATTATATATAGAACATCACTTTGTAATGGATATATAAAATAACCAAGCTATGTTGTGCCAGACAATACGTTAGACGTTGTTGTTCTAATTAACGGCTGTAAATCTTCAACTGCTTTTTCATCACCTTCAAAAGGAACTTTCCTCGTGTTATTTCCTGTAAATTTTTGAGCTATTAGAGCTAGGTAAGCCTTGTCTAGTAATGTAGCAATTTCGTATTCAGTTAACGACGGATATGACGTGGTGACATTCTCCTTGTCATATTCGATCATAAACTTTTCGTATATATCTTTATGCGTCATACGTCGTTTGTGTTTTATTACTTATTATTTGTTTCGTTAATAATAACAAGCTTAAGATCTTGATTTTTCTTATTATCTAAGTAAGTTATAGCTTCTGCTAATGATGTAGCGATCAAGTCTGTACCGTAATAGTAATTAGTTTTATCTTTACGAATTACACCTTTAGCTACAGCTTCTTCAATAATAAATTCTGTATCTTTAGTTTTATTGTCAACCCACTTATCAAAGAACTTCTTAGGATTCTTATCAACCATTGTAAACAGTGTAGATTCTACAAGCTCATTAGACAAATCATCTGACTTAACACCAAACAATCTAAGACACTTGCGCATATTATCGAGTGATAACTTATCAAACTCTCTAATGGCCTCTCTACGAAGTTTGTTAATCTTATTCTGCTCAACAGCTTCAGCTTGACGATTAATCAAAATATAATCCTTACCAGCATCAAGTTTATCAAGTGATGTAGCCACTCTCTTATGGCCTTCAAGGAACTTAATAATCATAGCTTGACGAGGAACTGAATCGTCTAACAATAATGGCTTAGCGCCAATCTTTACACAGAATGTAGTCCAGAAATCACTAGTACGTGATAAATGACCTTCATCATAACCTAAAGCCTTTTCAAAATATCTTTCATCTTCTGGTGTAAGACCAGTGTATATCGAGCCAGACCTTGTGAAATAAGGGGCGATATAATCAAAACATCTGCTGTACTTCAATAGTCCAGCCCATGGATTCTTTTTCTTAATTCTTAATTCAACTACCATAATATTTATTTAAATTAGTGTTGTTCCGTATATAATATTAATATATAAAGGGCGAGTGGAGATAACCACGAGCCCTTTTTATATTATATATTATACAGCCGAAACGAGACTCGTTATTTCAATCCGTCAGGATTGGAATATAAGAGTTGAGTCGAGACTCGTTATTTCAATTACGCCTGCTTGTACTCTGAATCGTCAGCATCGCAGTAAAGTACACCACATGCGAGTGGGTTACGTACCATGATACCCTCTTCGCCGAGGAAGTGTACCTGATAACCATCACGGCTATTAGAACGAAGAGTATTAATTGAGTTACCGTAACCAGATGGGAGCACAGAACCACCAGTACACCACTGTACGAATTCACGACCCTTACGACAAACCTTAACGATATTTGCCTGACCGTCACGCATACCAAGATCAAGGAACAAGAATGTGTAAGACATTAATGGCTTACCTGACAATGGGTGAAGTTGACGGAACATCTCCATATTGTCAAATAGAGCACACTTCTTAAGAGTGAGTTCGATACCATTAGTCATCTTGTAAGTTGTAAACTGACCACCAAGAGTTAACTCCTGACCATTACCAGTGATAAATTTAGTATCGATCAACTGCATTGTAGCTACCTTCTCCTTCAATAGGCGATCGAACTCACGCATACCCATCTCTCCAGTTAAAGCAACAAACTTACGCTCGTTTGTACCAAGCATGTTGTAGCAAAGATCAAAGAGATAATCCTCGAGCAACTCAGTTGTAAGAGTTGTGTAGTAACGTGTGTTAGCTGGGCTAATCTGCTCGAACAGACCTGCTGAGATAGCAACAGGACGGCCGTTTGTACCCTTATTAGAGTATGTACCATCGGCATTACGGTTTGACTTAGCAAAGAGCAACTGATACTCTTCACGTCTCTTCCACTCACGAAGAGCCAACCAGTACTGATAGTCTGACCATAGGTAAGACTTCTTGCCAGTCTCAGGATCTGTCAATGCGATAGCCAATACTGTAGAGTAAGCATCACCAGTAATATCGTAAGAAAGACGCATTGTCATCAAGTTATTCTTCATCTTGAATGGAGTCTGATAGTTCAGGATGTCAGCCTCATCTGAATACTCTTCGTATGCAGAACCGATACGGCTTACCTGACGACCTGGGAGAAGATACTCACCTGGAATATATGCACCAGAACCAGCATCTGCTACGTAGCACTCATAAACCCAAGCGCTACCATCCTGATAAGGAGTACCAGATACACGAACCTGGAAACGATAGTTGTCAAATGACAAAATTGCGCCAGGACCGAAGTAACGCTCTTCAAGACCGAGGTAGATTGGAGAATTACCAATACCTGCAGTAGTTGTAGCAGCAGCAGAAGTTGTAGCTGAATCTGTTGTTGAAATTACTTTGCCATTATACTTAGCGTAGCGAATATTAACTGCGTGATCTTGATCAATCTGTACAGCCCACTCATATTCGCGATTCTCGATAGTCATAGTCTTACCAAGACCACCGGTAATCATATCAATAGTAGTTGAAACACCATCATCCTTTGTACCGAATACAAGAGACAAGATACCAGCAACCTCATGAGGCTTTGTAAGCAAAGCATTAGAAATCATATTTTCGTCTACAAGGTCAGAGAATCTTTTACCCCTATACAACTGTAGACCATTAAGTAAAGTATTATTCATAAGTTATTTATAATTTATTTATCTCAAAAAAGACCACTTACCAATTCAGCAGCACTCTTCTGTTTTTGTCGAGAGTTATATGTACTATGGTTTTTAGCAGTGTGTCTCATTATTTTTCTAAGTTTTTCTGCAGCGGATGTTTCACCATCTCTCTTAGCTCCAGATACTAAAGAATCACCCTTCATTGTAAAGTATGCTGACTCAATTAGATTCTTTGAAAGATTCTTATTAAAGTCTCTCTGATACTGAGATACGCCATCTTGATCAACTTTAAAGATATACTCATATAGAGCAGCTCTATCTTCCTTAGGAATAGATATACCCCTAATAGTACTCAAGTTATTAATGTCGCTCTGAACACTCTGGAAGAACTATCTATTCTGCTATTCTTGTTGTCTAGCGTATTCTTCTTGTTGCTTCTGACTTTCTTCAATTTCTTGCTGTCTAATAACTTTTAATCTATCTAAAGCGTCACTAGACTCGTCATACAGCATATCAGCATCTTCATATCTACTAAGCTTATTATTAATCTGCTCATCTGAATAACCATTATGTTTCAGAAGCTCTCTAATAACAGATTTTTGGTTATCTTCGTTTTCTAGATCTAAATTATCAAAAGACAAAGTCTCCTGCTGTTTCTGATAGAAGTCTTCAAACTTACCGCCATTCTTAACGTATTCGTCAAGTTGAGCAATTCTATCATCAGCATATTGTGGAACTGAATTATGTTCTACAACCTTACCAAGATAGTTAGTAAATTCTTCTACAGTTACAGGTTTGTCTTCATCTTTAAAATCCGCCATATTCCACCCTAAAGATTCGCCTACTGCATCAAACAGGGCAGAAACTTGCTGAGCTTCTGTTACATCTTCAGCAGAAGGCTCAGTATCACTACTATTATTATCATTAGTAGTGTTATCATTATCTTGATTATCATCAGTTTCTTTTTCTTCCTTAGAGTTATTTAAAATATGTTCAGGGATTTCCGTTTTGTCATTACCGACGGTTAAATCATCCCCATCTTTTACATCCTCAGAATCGCCTGTTTGGTTATCTGGAGTCTTATTGTTATCATCGTCTACCTCAACAACACTATCTTGTCTTCCCATGTTTGTTACATCTGTGGTTTCTGTCGCTTCTGCTCCATTACCATAAATACTATCAAGCATATTGTCAAGTGCTGATGGTTTGTTATCTTTGTTTTCCTTCATAATTATTAATTAATAATTAAATATTATTTTCGCATAACTGCGTATTATTTTATGTAATTCATATTTTGTAATACTTGATTATATAAATCATTTACAAAATATTTAGCGTACAAGTTATCTTTACCGCCTTTATATCCTTGTAGATTAATCATAGGCTAGTCATTTAATACAGCACCCATAGTCTATTCTATTGGAGGTAACTCTATAGAGTGCTAGAATATAAATGGACTAGACTATTCTTGTGGCACATATATTTCTTGTTCTGGGCCATTCCCAACAGGTGGCAATATAACCTATTTAAATGGCTCCTAAGCGTTCTGTTCTATCTGCTCAGCCACTTGCTAAGGTACGTATGCGTTAGACGGCTGTACGGGCTATAAAATAGGCTATACGGGCTTCTATAACATCTTAGGAGCTTGCTATATAGGCTAACCATAATGTTTAGCAGCTGCAGCTCTAACAGACTTCATTCCGATTAGATTGTTTGTATATTGATCTAATGGAGCTTGGAAATACCCAATACGCTTAAGTTCTTTAGCATAAGCCTAAGTAGTATCTGCATTTAATGCTTTCTTGTACTTGCCGGCCATATCATTTAGGTAAGCGTTAACAAAGTCTGCATCGCTCTTATAGTAATGATAGTCTTTACCATTATAACCATACCCACCATAATTATGAGCTCTTAATGCAAGAGGGCTAGTACCATAAGTACTTTCAAATGCTAACTAACTCATAACATTGTCATATGAAGACCGTTTAGTATATCCTCTCTATCTAAGACCTTGGTATACTAATGGTCCTAACTTATCAGCAAAGACCTAGAATTTACTATGTGCTTTACTAGGTCGTTTAATTGGTTTCATAATCAATTCTCTCCAGATACTTTATTCTTTAACGCTGTAGATGCTTTAATCTTTTCTCTCTGTAGAGCAGCATCATCTTTTTGCTTCTGTAAAGCCATTTCGTGGTCCATGCGCTTCTTTTCTAAGCTTATCTTAGCATCTTCTATCTCACGCTTCTAACGTGCCTCATAACGCTTTAAATAAGCCTCCTGATCAATCTTGCGTTGTTCTGTAGCATCTTTAGCAATCTCCATAGGATCAGGTATACCATTCATGTTAGCATCCTTATCCTCAGTACCACGATATGCACTAATTTCAGCTACTGCAATCTTAGTCTGGTTATCAGCATCAATCTTATAGCGCTCAAGATCCATCTTAGCCTCTTCAAGCATAAGTTCTTGTTGCTTAGCTTCATTCTGCATCTGCTGCAATTGCTGTTGCTGTTGAGCCTCGGCTTCTTGCTGCTGTTGCTGCATTTGCTCTTGACGAGTCTGCATATCCTTAAGCTTCTGCTTAAGTATATTGAAGTTATCGTTTGTAAGGATCTCAGCTGCTTCAAGTAAGCTTGCACCATTCTGCATAGCTGGTTGTATAAGTTGTTGTAACTTCTGAATGTTCTCTACATCCTTTGAAGTATCACTTACAAATACATCCATATCTTCGTAATAGAATTTCTTTGCTATGTCTAAGAATGCCCTTTCACCATTATCAAATACATATGAAAGCTTTTGCTTACCAGTACCTTCCCAAGCTCCTTTAGCTGTATTAAGAAGCATAGTCATTACATGCCTCTTACACTGATTATGAACCCAGAATAAAGGCTCTGTAATATGTGAAGACTATGTTACAGACCTTTCAACATTACCAACAAGTTCTGATGTACTAATAGCACCTTCTCTCTATGACGTAATACCAGATATAGTACCAGCTAACAGTTCTATCTTGTCCATTAGTTGTATATATTCTGATATAACCTAAGACATTGTAAGATCTAATGATGTAATCTGATTAAATGTAGCAGGCTTACCACCTTCACGACCAGGTATATTCCAACCTTCTTCGTATGGATTAATGAAGTTAACACCTACAGAAGATAAGTAGTGCATCCACCTATCTGGTGTAATATTCATAGACTTAGGAATCTGAGTAATATCCATATTGATTACCTTTCCCTTATCTCTTGCTATTGCAAGTTCAAGTCTATACCAAAGAACAATATACATATATTGTAATGGCTTTAATATACTTACAAGAGATCTTGGTCTACTGTTTGTTGCGCTATATACACAGCCACAGTATGGTAATTTCTGAGAGTTAGGATTGTCAATACTTACATGTTGATATTCAAGTGGCTGTATTCCAAAATATAAATCAGAACCAGCTCTATAACCTTCCCATACTTCTACAATCCAATCAGGCTCTATTGAAACTTCTGTACCAACAGGTTTATATGTTTCATCACATATTGTAACCTAAGGCTCTCCAGCTTCATCTAAGACTGTTACATAGTATATTTTCTTAAAAGACTTCCAACAAGCGTGCCATACATTAATAGAATGTTTATTCTAGAATGATAAGCCATCCTTGTCGTATATATGCATAGTTATATGATTAAAATCATCAACAGGACCTTTCTCTGGCATATCACCAATAGGCGTACCAGAAAGCATTTCGTTTAGCTTATTTAGATCCTTCTCAGACATCTTATCATTATATCTATCGTATATCTCAGCTACTGGTAATCTCATCTTACGAACACACCAAGAACCGTCTTCTATAAACTCTAAGTCTGGACTCTTATCATAATCGAAGTCCATAGGGTTTACACGTTCTGCGTATGGTTCGCCATTTTGTATACCAATATAATATACTTCTGTACCACTTATCAAACCATCTTTCCAACCTTTTATAAACTCATTATGTAATGAGAGTTTTTCTTTAAGGTATTCTAGTGTATGATAAGCTGTATTTTCTACAACATCTTTGTACTCTTTATCCATATACTTAGCTATAGCTTCTGGCGGCATAATCTCACCACTCTATAACTATTGCTAAAACTATTGTTGTTCTTCTGGGCCCATCTTAGATTGTATAGCTGCCATCATATACTACATAAGCATTTCTTTCTCCTTATCTTGTAGTTCTGATACAGCTTCTTGAGACGTGCGAACAACTCTGAAGTTTAATGGTCTTTTAGTCTCTTCACCTATAAGCAAATCAATCTTAGGTCTAATAATATTAAAGTCCTAAGGGGTAGCAGGAAAACCATCATCTACCTTAAATGGATTTGTTATACGCTTAAAGTCTTTCTCGTCAAAGATACTGTTATATAAGTTGTAATAGGTCTACATCTCGCCATGCTGCGTATCACGCCTACCGCCGCCAGAAGTAACATTACCTTCGCCTATTATATAATCCACACAATCATGCTGCCAATTCTCATCTTTCTTAGTCAATGGGAGCTTCTGTTGTGGAAATGCGGCACTATATAAATTATCTTTTACTCCTATCATTGTTAAAATGTAAATACAGGTATGTCATCTTGTTGCTACTCGTCATTCCACCACGATTGGCCGAATAACGGCATTTCAAAGAGTTCAACCTATTTGTTTTCTTCTTTACTTTTAGCTACCTTTACCTAATAGAGTTCTTCTCTATACATCATAGTCATACATAATGCTATGACTCTATCGACATTCTTTACGCCATCATTCTCTATAAGTTCCTCTATTAAAGGTTCGCTATATATTCTTTCTATATTAGGATGTCCTGGCTCGAATTCGTCCATAAGCCATTCAAGTATTAATCCTTCTCCATAAGCCCTAATAGACTTAGTCATATGACATCCTTTTCTTCTTTGTACTTTTGAATCTTTAAATACCTCAGAGATTATCTTATCTGGCTAATCTGCTAATAGATAATCACAATGTTTATTTGTGAAGTAAGGATAAATACCTTTACGTTCGTTCTCAAATAATAATCTTGCATTATAAAAGATTAAAAGTTTTCGTACATTTTCATAGTACTCTTCAGCAGTATCAGGGCGTCCTGAATATTCTGCTACAATAACGTCGTTCCAAGCTTCTCCAGCTTTGACACGTTTAAATATAAATGTTGATCCCAGTGAATTAGTAAAAGATTCATCGTGATCGTAAGGATCACAATTATGTGTCATTATATTTCTACACATAAAAGTGTGAGTGTCACACTCAAAATTATATACAATACCTGTATATTTACTAATATTTATCTATTTTATCTTACATATTATAGACTTAAACTCATCGTCAAAAACCATTTGCTTATTTGAATAATTTGATAATTTTCTGTCTATAATTTTGCTAGCTTTAATAACATCTTCTATACCACATTCGTCAAATAAATGTTTTAAATAAATAGATCCGGATTGAGCAATTCTCATATGATAAGCTGTTCTCTAATTAACTGCTCTTCCACATATTGTAGACTGTTTACTATCTCTTAATTTAGATATTCCGCTTATTATTTTAAGCGCGAATAACAAATCTTGTATATCTTCTAACAAATTTAGGCTTACACTTACAAATTCTACTGTAGACATATTATTTCTATTGTAAACACAGCCATCGGAAGCGAGATAGCCAGCTACTATATTTAGCTTATATACATCTTTTATTCTCTTAATACGATCAGGTATTGATTTATTATAACAACTACAACCAAATGTATTACTTAACCACTACTATACTTTTTTAGATATAAAGTTTAATTCTATTGCATTTTTTCTTATTCTATAATAAGGCTTAATGCCTAATTCGTTCTATATGAAATTATAACATTTATCAAAATAGAACTTTTGATTTACGTCAAACGCAATAGAAACGGAATGTTTTTTATTGTCACACCAGCCGTCGCCTAACCATAAGCCAACAAACCACCAAAACAAATCAGAATTTATAGGAGCGTCTTCACATTCAATATTTGTATTGTAATATACATTAGGAAATTTACAGTAATAACCAACTTGTATATCTTTTGCTTTTACAAAGTCATACTATCCATCTAATGTTGTTGAACATAATATTGGATGTTCTCTTGTAAATGTCGTAGTTCTATACGAATTAGCAGTCTTAATAGTATATATATCTTCGTTTTCTTTATCATATCGCTACAAATTTCGTATATCAACAAATTGCCCATCTTTATTTATAAGCTTATCATTAAGAGTTACATCTTCTACGTTTACTAAACCTCTTTGTGTGCATACTTTTTCACCTGGCGTTAAACATCCTCCTATATAAAGTCCAAACGGAGGATCTTTAATTGGATACTCCCATATCACAATAGAACCATGAGGTTTGTCATCTTTCTTTAAATGATACGTTGTTATATCTCCAGACTTCTTCTCAGTAGCTTTAACCTATCCTTCTCCATCCCAAGCTAAGTCTACTATATGTTTCATATTTCGTAGCTTCTCATTAGTTCTAATACGTGTTAATTGATTCATTAACAACTATCTTGGGAAGATGTTTTTACCAAGCTCCAACACAGCCTCCTACGGCTTTAGTGGACGCTCTGATATAAATCTATCAATAGAAGTCTAAGATGCACCGCCATCTTTTACTTTATTTCTCTAAGCAATAAGTTCTTCTACAGCTTTCTCTTTAAGACTATTGCCATACTAATCCATGAATCTCTACTTACCATTCTCATCAGTAGATTCCATATTTGACCATGATGGAACAAAGAATCCACATTTAGTCTACTCCTGACCATCATCCCAAATATTAGGAAAAGATAAACAGTTAAACGCCTCTGGTTTATAGAATAAATTCTTAAGACCGTCAAATGCTCCACCCTCAGTACCACCAGTACCAAAAGCAATCAAAAGACCAAAAGCTACACCGTCATCAGTTTCTACAGCAGGCTATTCAACTCGCCACGCTGTTTCAAGATTAGGGAACTTACCACCCTCTTCAAATAGTACAAGTTTACCACGAGTACCACGAAGTCTTTCAGGATCATTCTTAAGTGTGATACCTGTTATACTAGATAAATAACCTTGCTCAGTCTATTTACCAAACTCATCTGTAATTTTAAAACCAGACACACGTTCCATACGTGTACTTGTAAGACGTTGTTTTGACCAAGCTGTGTTTTTATCTATAAAATCCATTATTTGCCAAGCTTTAGTAAGAAGACCATCACCAATCAAGAACTTCTATTCTGAAGCTACAGCAAAACTTTTAGATCCAGGTATTAACTCATAATTACGTACTAACATAGACGCTCCTTTAAATGAGTATCCACGCTGTCTTGATTTAAGCACAACTAAATGCTTACCTTCAGTTTCAGCTTCTTCTATGGCGTTAAAGTAATAGTAGTCATAATCCCAGAAGTTTGGGAACTCTAATATACGTTCACGTCTTGTACGTTTATTACCATATCTATCAGTATACTCAACCTCACTAAGTTTCATAATTGGGCTATAGTTAAGATAAAAGTAATTATATCCACTTATAGCATCACCGTCAGGCGCAACATACCCATATAGACATCTATTAGTTTCTTCATCCCAGTACTTTATATAATCAGTAGTTCCTGGGGGAGCTAATGTATAAGCACCGTGCTCTTTAAAGAATATAGCCGCCTATCTAAATTTATCACTATTATAAATCTTCTTATTAAAGTCAACCATAATTAATTTAAATCTTCTTTAAAGTCATTAGTTCCTTCTTTATATAAATATCTGCTATCTTCAACTTTTGATGATAGAACATACTTTAAACCAGTTTCTTTATCAACTAATAAACAATGCATTATATTACTTGGATCTAACATATCTTTGTCTTTATCATCAGAGCTAAACCAAACAGCACTTAATTCAAAATCTTTCATATTATTTAACTGTTTCATATAGACCAATAACACCACCACCTTTAACCTTACCAGATTCAAGCTGTTCTGCTTTAGCTTGTTTCATAGCTATATCTAATGATTTAACTACTCCGCTAACATCTTTAAGTATTCGTGTGATTTTAAGTGCTGTGTCTATATCCATACTACCTTCTGAATACTAATTCAGAGTTTCAATCAATCCCTCTGCTGCTGACTATGATGATGAAAGCAATCTAGTTCCAGGAGTCTATTGAAACTCCTGAAACCTTTTTGCTAATATCTTCATTTCGGCAGTAGGTTTATATTTATCATTATTGAACATATCTTTGCCTACAACAGATTCTCTTTCTTTCTCTGGATAAGCCTCGTATGGACTATTCCATTTATATAGCCAAATGATATATTCAATCTCTTTTAGCGCCTAAGATTTATCTTCAGCATTATTATAATACTCCTTAAATGGAGGTATTGCTAAATCCTAAGTACTAAGTTTTATCTTACCACCTTGTATGTCAAACATTATTAAATATTTTAGCTAATATTTCACCTGCGTGTATATTATCACTTGTAACTCCAGTTACATACGGATCTAAGCTATCAAGATCTTCTTTAGTTTTAACAGTCCAAACTTCGAGCGCACAACCAGTTTCAGCAAGCTTGTCTACAGATTCTGCTTCTGCAGTTTTAAGATTATCAATATTTACATCTGCAAACAAATATGCTTTAGAAGCAGCAGCATCGGTATTAAATTCATTTATCTAATTAAGTAGAGTTGTCCATTCTGAATGACTATCACCAATACCATAAAAATATACAATACCATATCTATAACTCTGATCTTTCTCAGCCATAAGTCTTAATGTATATGCAGTTGAAGATATAAATGTAGCGTTCCCTCTTAAACCACATCTATTAACAATGTCAAGAAGTTTTATAGCATATGGCTTACCATTATATCTTGGATTAGTAGTATCAATAGTATTGTTCTACCACATCATACCTTGTTTTATCTCAATATATGGATGTAAGCCACATTCTTTACAAAGCCTACAAAACTCTTCAAGAGTATCAACCTTTTCTCCATTTGGTCCATGGAATGCAAGTATATCAGATAAAGTATGATCTCCATATTTATAAGATCTATCTGTAAGTGTTACAGCTCCATTTGTATAACCAACAGGAACATTGTCATCATGGCTAACAATAAACATACCATCTTTAGTCATATATGTATCAGTCTCTACATATCTCCAACCTTCTTTTGCAGCAGCTCTAAATGCAGCTAAAGAATTAGCTCTTTCAATTTTGTGGAAACCTTGGTGAGCTATACCACGCATAACCTTATCATCGTTAGTATGGTCTTTCTTAGCATCTGTTTTAGCTGTAGGTTTAAACTCTGGATTAGATGTTCTCAACATTATCTTTCCAAAAGATGGTAATGTGCTTGTTTGAACATCACCGCTTACAATATTATTAGCAACTAATATCACATACTTTCCATCTACTGTAACAGTGTACTTCTTAGCAGCTGTAGCCCAGTCGGCTAAACCAAATGTGTCATCAGCTTTCTTCCAACCAATATACATTCTAAGTGTGTCTGGGATAGTAATAACATCTCCTTGTTTTAAATCTGCTAAGAAATAAACGCGCTTTGAAGCTTTATTTATATTCCACATCTATGTTGGATAAATAGTAACATTACCATTAACAAATTCAGATGTTATATCTACATCCCATGGACCATTACTATTTAGAGATACTGCTGTTTCTATATCAGAGATAACTTGTTGTAGTGATTTAGTATTATCATCAGAAGTGTTAGCTCCGTTGTAACCACCAATACCATATACATATAAAGATGATTTATTAACAATATTATTACTACTATGAATTGTAGCCTCAATACAATTTGATTTAGAATTATTTATATTTCCACCAACAGAGAATAACGTAGTAACATTATTGCCGTCTTTTATAAATTTATTAGAAGTATTGTTGATTCCACACGCAAATTCACCATCATTATATACTGTATTATATATACCAAACACAGAAACGCTAGTTATCTTTTTATCACCTAAAGAGCATAATGCCATTCCTGAAAGTATAGAATTGTTTGCATTCTCATTAAATATATATTTCCCGCATGCAATTGTATTGCTATTAGTGTTATATATCATACAAACAAAGCACGCATCATATTGCTTTAAGAACTTTACACTATCATCGTTTATCTGTATTGTGTTGTCATCAAGTCTTGTAAAGTCTGTAATTACTTTAAATTCCGCCTTAGTGTCATTATAACTATCAATAACAACTGATATAAGTTTTCCGTCATTATTTTTTTTAAAAGCATACTTAAGACTAATTGCAACACGTTTATTTGTTGCAAGATAATCTAAAGCTTTATGAATCGATGATTTTAAACACAAATTATCATTTCCATCTATATTTACTATATTTATAGTAGATATACCAGAACTTAATATATTGTAATTTCCAATATTTGCAACAGATTCTCCAATAATAAGATTATTAGTACCAATTGAGTCTGAATAATCTCCAAGCTAAACATCTCCAATAGATCTTGGTATATATCTATGTTTATTTCCACTACCTATATGAGAACCGCTAATATGTATACTTGATTTTACTACTTTATTTTTTTCAAAAGATTGACTAAGATCTAGACTTTGATTTAACTAACCATTAGTATCTACATATGTGCTTTTGCTAATATTAAAATCTTTGATAAGCTAATCGGCCTTACTATTATTCTATTCGCTATTACCACCTCCATTTGAAGGACTTAAACTAGCTACTGCATTAGCGTCTAGCACATAACCTTTTGGATACCCATGATCTTCATTGCCTATAATAACATTAAGGTTTTCTGGATATTTTAAACCGCCGCCTGTAAGTGCGGAATTAACTAATTTTGCTGTATTCATATTATTATATTAATTTAATCCCGCATCCATTATACGGTTTTATAATTATTTGTTATATTATTATTAATCAATGTCTTAGGATCCTCATGTACTACACAAGCATTACTATATCCTGCAAATACATTACTAAATCTTTCATTTCTAGAGTATTGTGAAGCACTCGTATATCTATTAGAAGGGAATACTGATATAAATTTAAAGTACCCCTAATTAGCATAATTTACATAATCCTAAATAAACGCACTATTTATATCTGTTAAGTTTGTAAACTTTTGGAATACAGAGTTAAATACTACAGGATTAGCAGCTGTACTCTCTGGAGCTTTAACCATAGCAAATACACGACCAATACTACCAAGTGTATTATTTGATATATAATCAAATGCTGTAAATACTTGGTTTGGATATACTGATGTATTCGCAAATGTACCGTTTAAAGATACTATATTAGGAGCATATTCAAAGAAGTGTGGTGGAATTACATACACATCACTACTACTGCTACTCTTTGACACTCTAGTTAAGCTTGAGCATGTATTAAACATATTTGATAAGTCTTTCTTAAAGTTCTTAAATGGTAGTAACAATATATCTGGTATTCTACCTCTAAGACCAGATTCGTTGTAATGTGGCCATTGTGGTCCACAGTTATTAAATATACTTGTAATATCACAATTACCATTACAATACCTAAATAAGTCTGGAGCACAACAGAAGTTTAAGCTACCATTAACAACATTTCCACCTTGTCCTATTGATACTAATATTGTATTAGTATCATGCTCGTAATCACCATTGTGTTTATTATCTTTAGTAGTTACACCATCATAAGACCACATTATAGTTTCATCAATATTATCATAGCTTGTATTAGTAGAAATAATACCGCCTTTATATATAAACTTAAATGGATTATAATTCTCGTTGTGTATCAACTCTGGATCACTGTTTATATACGGCTCTATTCTACTATTTGCAAATGCATTCTATAAACCTAATATTGATGTATTTGGAGCTTCAGTAGATACAACTTGTTTAAAGTATAAAACACCTTCTGGACTTGTTACTTCTTCCCAATTACCAGCATTCTTGCTAAACCATTTAACAACATTATTGGTATTCTCCATCTTAACTTCACTACCATCAGCTCTTACTATATTATATATTACAACTTTTCTATTGTCTCTATATTCAGTATCAGTAGTTAAAGTTCCATCCTGTATACCGTAGTAAGTATTACTTATAGTTCTACTACCATGATAGAATAGTTTATATGGAATATAACTCTGATTGCTTTCTGAGTATGATGAGTTAGAGAATATACCGTTAGCATACTAAAGATTAGGACAGTTAGCAAAGCCATTAGATGTTAATTTGTATGTAAACTTAACATCTATAAATAAACCAGTAACATTATTAAGTTTTGTATTGCTTAAGAATAATGAACCTGGAAGCTCTACGTGGTTACCATTTATCTAATTAGGCATTATTGTATATGCAAAGAATCCACAACAGTTCTAAAGTTTAGGACAATTCTTAAATATATCATATGGGAATTGACCACTAATAACCTTAGTACAACCAGAACCAAATGTACTCTAATTATAATTGTTATCTATACAATCTATTGACGTTAGATTTACGAATCCTTTAAAAGAGTCGTTGTTTATGTTAAATGTAACTCCTCCATTTAATTTTTCATAAGATAGGAATCCATTTATTCTTGTAACATATTGAAGATTCTTAAATATTCTTGTAAAGTCAATTGTTCCATGACCATATTTAGCAATAAACGATGCGTACACCTAAGAAACATTTGTTGTTATATTTATTGTATCATAATCTATATAATTAGCATTTGCAAATCTATTTATATTACTAAGACTTGTTAAGTTCTTAAAGAAGTCTTTAAGATTGCCATATAAAGACGCGTTAGCTTTAAATGATTCATCAGGATTATCTTTTACAGCAGTATTAAATACATCAGATGTATTAAGTGTGTTTGTATTACTTACAATTACATTATTTGTAGTGCTTAATAAATATTCAACATTACTTATCTTATAATCCTTAGAGCTATGTCTAAATAAGAATCTATCAAACACTCCAGTTGTAGGTTCAGTCCAAATATCACTAACGTCAACAAGAGAGTCTACAAGTGGACTAAACAAACCATCATCTACAGTTACGTTATCTACTACAAAGTGCGGAGAATATAATACTGCACTGTTTCCCCAACACCCAGTAAATGTACAATGTAAAGATGTTATACCTTTAGCAAGTTTAAACATATATCTATTAGGAGAATTGTCAGCTTGACTTGTCTTCTAAAACTTTGCATTCTATACAAAGTGGAACATTGAGTCAAGATTCTTAAGTGATCCTAAATTTTGTAAAGTATAATATATATCAAACAAAGTACATGCTGTATTAGCGTACATTAACAATGCATTATCTACATCTTGGAATGTAATATTAGTTTGTTTGTTTGATACGTTTATAGGTATAACAAAGTTATCATCAGGTATAGCATTGTTTGTAATAATCTCACTTGGAAGTTTTACAACATGTGTATTATCTGATATAGCTTGTACATTCTTACCTTGGAAGTTAACAGTACTTGTAGTTCCATGTATAGAGAATTTAGATAACCCACTAAAACATCTATTACACTTAACAATTATATTACCATACACTCTTAACAAATTTATACATTTTTCAAAAGTATTTGTTATATATGCTGGTCTACTTGTGTCTGTAGAGAATTGAATTTCTTTAATACCAGTATTATACTGTATATTAAACTCTTGTATACTTGAAAAATCTGATAAATCAAGAAGTTGATTGTTATTAAAGTTACTAATCTGTGTGTTGTTTAAATACAACTTAAGTATATTCTATTGATTACAATTAGTAATATTAGCAGTCTTTAAATTATTGTTACCAGATAGATTAACATTTGTTAAACTATTTAAGTCTGACAATGTTACGAAGTTGTCTTCTCTACCACCAATCAACTATGTGTTATTTGTGATCTTTACATCTGACAAATTAGGACAGTTCTCAATATCTACTATTTCAAGATTTAGGTTATTATCAACTATAAGTTTCTATAAGTTTTCACAATGTGTAATCTTAACGCTTCTCAAGTTTGCATAACCAGTAAGATTTAACTCTTTAATAGTATTACAATCTTCTATATATACAGAACTTAAGTTATTACAACCTGATAGATCCACATCTGGAAGATACTACTGATGTATAAGCCTTAAGTCCATAATATTACTATTTGTGATATTAAGACTCTACAAAGGCACATTTGTTGGTATAAATATATTAGTAATACAATTACTACCAGATATATCAATATCAGTTAATTTTGTAAACTTAGTTTTAGCGTTAACAGTACCTGGATTCTATTCAATATCAAGATAGAATGAATCTCCACTAATAGCACATGCAGTATTAGCAAAGTTTATAGTTCTAACTTCAGATACACTTGCTTGTCTAAATACATCAAGACTAAACTGTCCACTAAAGTACTTATTGTTATGCATATCTATAGTATGTATAGCAGGTAAACCAAGTGGGTCAATATTTAGCTCATTTATAGATTTAGCAATAGAACTAATCTTCATATTATATAATGGAGTTGATTTATCTCCAAGTTCTATAATTGAGTTAGAGTTATTCATAGTCCAAGTATAAGGACCGCCCTACTGCATGTTACCGACATTAACATAAGTCTTTGTATTATTTGGTAGGAAGTAGAATGCTTGAACAGTATCACCAACAGCTATTCTTGATATAACCGGGCAATTAGAGGTTACTGGTAAAGCATCAACCTAAGTACCAGCAACAGTAGCATTAACTGTAACGTCTGTATTATTCTTAAACGTCATGGCAGCCTATCTCTTAGACATATCTCTCCACCTAAACAAACTATCTAAGAATATTACATGTTTCTTAAGCCATGTTCTATTATGAGCCACTTTACGACCATGAAGCTTTACAATATCTTTAGCATTTGTAATAACATTACTTGTAAACTAAAGCATGTATTTAAGCTTATAGTCATAATTAAATATAAGAGATCCACAAAGTTCTGTTTGTTTTACAAAGTACTTATCTGTAAAGTAATTCATAAATGTATCATAACCATTAGCATTTGCTAGAGCTTCAGTAAAGCTTCTAAACTCATACCAATATTGAGCATATATTGAATTTACGGTATCTTGACCATCTCTCCACTTTGCTTTTGTAAATGGAGTATCAAGAGAAAGCCATAATTTGTTAGTATTTGCAGATACTGTGGTTTTAGATAAACCTTTATCATGGTTAAACGTTTCAGCTACATACTACATACCTTGTATAGCATTTTCAGATGTAGCCTAGTTTGTTATATATTTAATCCATATGTCTGGATCAATCTTAAGCTCTCCTTGGTTATCACTACCATTAGCAGTATCAAGGTCATAGAAGTCAACATAGAATGTAGAACCATCCCATGTTCTATATGTAGAGTTCTTACCAAAGTTATCTACAAGACCAAAATAATTACATATGATAAAGTATTTAAAAGCACTATCTACACTAAATCCCATATTATCACTAATACTATTGGGATCAACTATAATCTATTGCTTTCTATTTAACTTACTATAATTACCACTAGAATCAACTGTATATTGATCATAAGAACCAGAGATCATAGGGATAGTATTAGATCCGTTAACATCACTTGAATAACAACCCTCAATAGGAAGTTTCATGATATTTGAAACAAACTCTTTAAAGCCTGGATAATCAGAAGTTCTCTTTCCACTTGGAAATCTAACTTCATATTTCTGATTTAGAATATTATCATCATTCTACCAGAAGTCTCCCTTACTTGTATCAAGATCTTCTGGAAGACTATTTGTTATTCTTTCAAATCCTACAAGGGAGTTAGTATCCTTAATCTCAATCCAAGCAGATTTATCTTGATCAAACGTTTCATCTACCTCTACATTGTCAGCATAGAATGGGAATGTTGTAACCTGAACAGGATTATGGTCTGTAGCATTCTTTATTGACTTAACCTGCTTGAAACCTAAGTTTCTATGAGCGTCACGACCAATGTTGAATGAGTATACACCTAACGGCGTAACAGACAATGTGTTCTAAGCATCAGTATAGAATTTGATAATAACAAACACAGGGAAACCTTCAACTGTATGTTTAAGTGTAGCTGTTGGCTATTGTGTTTTAACATATTGAGAATCATATACATTCTTTAAAGCTGCAGGATCAAATGGGAAATAAGGATTATCCTTCTTTCCAAGTTCAGTATTTATAAACGAACCAATCGCAGCATTGTTAGCATGAGAGCTATCTACAATATCAGCCTTAAGTGTATACGTCTATTCTGGTATCCATGTTGACTTAGGTGTAAATATAGTGCCAGTAGGTAATGTTATATTTAAGTTCTTTACAGAGTCTTTAAGAGTAGATGTACCTTGAAGACTTATAGTAGCATTTTTAATAGTCTTTACTGTATTATCTGTATTTGAACCATCATTACTAATACCGATCGGATCCCAATACTAAACAACCTTATTTTCTGTTTCTGGTAATGTTACAGATGAAGAAGATTGCTGTTTAACAAACGAGTTGAACGACCATGATGAATCATTGCTAACATCAATAAGCATGATGGGAACGCCTATCTCTTTAGCGTTCTCAGAAAGCTTATTTACATCAAGTCTGTTGTTAGAATCAAGCAAGAAGTCTATAGTATATTGCTGCGCATCTTTGTTATACAGCAAAGATTTAATATTTCCATCAGCATCTCTTGAACAGAAGTTCTTTTTCAGTTCTGCATCAATTCTACCATAGTTAGGAGCACTGTTAACATAATTTGTAGCTATAATATTATTTATATGCTGACACATTATATCAAACTCATTAAGAGCTTCTGTGTAAATTCTAATATTATATATATTAGTATCACACTTATTTATTAAGTATTCTTTACCTCCTTTAATATATCTTCTACAACCTACATATAAACTATCGCCCATTTTTATTCTGGTTGATAATTTACGTACAGCTGATACTACACCATCAAGATATACTTTAACAATATATTCTGTATTACCATCAACTAATTGTGAATAACAAACAATAGCAATATCATTATCAATGTTATCTTCAAGTTCAAGAACTCTCTGATTGTCTATATATAGACCATGCACATCTATTGATATACCATTTGTAATATCACCTAAGTTATTATCAGCTACAGATACATCTCCAGAGAACAATATAGTTCTATTATCATCTGGGTGATAATCTGCACGATAATGTAAACATATAGTATATACATCTCCCAAAGATGATAGTAAGTCGTCAAACTTATAATCTGAATTATCAAGCTTAAACTTATTTATAATACCAGTAGCTCCATTACTTACTCTATAATAGAACTCTCCAGTATCTTTAACGCTTATAGTAGATCTAACATTCTGCTTAATAGTAGACATATTAGATTTAGCGGTCTTTGATTTAAGCTTATATAAAGAGTTACTATATGGGAATTCGTATGTACCTTGATTAAAGTTTCTTGCTGTCATATCAAAGATACAACTATTATACATATTGAATGTATCGTTGATATAATTAACTTTTGATTTTATAAACTTTATATAATATGTAGCTTCGGCGGTTTTATCACCAGCCTTAACTACTACTCTCACTTTAGATACTTTATCTTTTATGGCAAATTCTTTATTTGATACAGATATATAATCTTTAACTGTTTGCGCAAATATACCTGGTTGATTTAATCTAACTTGAGTATCATCAATAAATATGTCGTAGTTAAACGATGTTAACTGTGATACGTATGGGGTAAATTCAAGATATAAACTACCATCCATATTAACTTCTACTGGATTATTCTAATCCTTACTCATAACATTAGTTGAGATCATAATGTTATTTGATACGAGTGTTAATGAAGATTTAATAGTTTTAGTTATATTCTAGTCTTGTTTATTAGTAAGAGTTTGTTTTACTGTATACACATCTATCCACTTTGTATCTTCTGTAAACAAGTCAGATAACTCTATAGAATTAGTCTGCTGATTTGTAGAAGCTACACTTATATCGTAAGACTTCTAAATAGTATTACTGCTTCCCTATATTGTTAAATCTAATGTGTATTGACCAATAGTACCTACACTATATTGTAATTTAATAAATGATGTATTAAGAGTTGTTAATGAAGCAGCAACGTCTTCACATTTTAATATAATGTTATTATCAATAACAGAACCACTCCATTGACCTTGTCCATACACACCATTGCTATCATCATTATATGAAGCTGACACTACAAGTCTACCAGTATGATTATTAAGCGATCTTGCAATATTTGTATAAGGAATAAAGAATACACTGTTAGAAGCGTTTACTGATGTAGCATATACTTTTGTACTACCAACATAGGCTGATATTTCCCAAGGTTTATTATACTTAACAGATATACCTTCTATATTAACCTACAAACCATCTTCGCCCATATTAATGGTTGAATTTGATTCTTTATTATTAACCTTAATAGTTACTGATAATTCTTCTCCAGCAGGAGCTGTACCTCCTCCACCACCAGAGCCGCCTCCACCATGAAGTGCAAGCCATGATATATTACCTTGTGCTACAGAAAGATCATCTTTTAATCTCTCAATAGCGGTATCTACCGATATTACCGATTCGTTAGCTTTAAGCATTTTTGGATTGGTTAGCGATACCCCTTTAGCATCGCTACTCATCAATATCTCCCATTTGCTACGATCGGTATTAAATTTCTTTAAGTTGTTCATTATTAAAAGATTAAAGAGTTATTGCGTATTCTTTAGGATCGTTTACATTATAAGCAGCCTTGTCAGCTTCTGTAGTTGGTTCGCAAGTCATACCAACAACCGTTAGGTTTGATATTTGCTTATTAGGATCCCATTTGGCTGTATTCTTATCCTCATTAACATCCCATACACCATGAATCTATTTTGCTTGTACAAGAACTGTATCATGGAATACCTTGAATTTAATATACATTGGATAGTGTTGTTTTCTATTCTCTGTGGGAGCTGTAGAATTAGAAGAAGCTTTAAAGTATGATAACAACCAAGGAATTGTATATTCATCACCTGATGGTTGTTCTTTATTAGATACTAACTTATATCCTGTAGCCTACGACATAACGTACGTAGGAGCTGTTATTTTATCTACAAGCTCATATCTAGCATAGTTGTTAGTATTATCTATATCTTGCTATCTAGTTACTTGTATAACTGGTTTTCTAGATAATTCATCTGTAACTTCTCCCATTAGATCTACAGAAGAATCTACTTTATTATCTGACTTTATATAACCATCTGGAGCATCATATATTGGTTTACTTAGTGTATAAGTATGCTTATGACCACCAAACACCATCTTTATTCCATGCTTTTTAAACAGTCTAGAGAATCTATATTTGCCTTGTGAATTATATACGTTCAAATGAGAACCTTCTCTACCTGCACTACCTTTCATAAACTGCCAAGTAACCATTGTGAATGGCATTTCGTGCATATATATAAAAGGTTTAACAGCAAATACATTCTTATTCATAAGAGCTTCAAACCAACTCTCTATACTTGCATTAGCTGCATTAGTAAACTAAGCATCAGCTGTGCCTATATAAGTCTTACTAGAAGCTTCTGATGTTTCAGAGTTTAAACATACAAATCCATATTTACCATATTTAAAGTAATATAACGAATATAACGGATACCTATTACCATTAAATTCAAAAGAATAGTCTAGATCTGGATCAAGTTCAAAAGTGAAATATTTCAACACATTAATATGATTGAACTTTGATGTAGCATCTTCACCATCTGTAAGTAATGTTGGATTCTCACTACATAGATCGTTATTACCAATAGTAAACATTTCTGTTTTATTTGGAACATGCATATCTAGTGCGCTATAATAATCTATCCATTCGTTTTCTCTATTACCATTCTAAGCTATATCACCTGTATTAACTAAGAAGTCAAAATCTTCTTTAGCTATCATACCAGCAGATCTAACCCATGGTCTATAGTCTAGCCAACTAAATCCTTGTTGATCTGTCTCTTGTATAAATGTAAAGCCGTATGTATCTACATGTTCTGATGTTATAACAGTTGTAGTATATATCTTACTCTTATATGAATCGTCGTTATATCTACCAACTCTAAATTCATATACACCTTCTTCAAATATATTACTTAGGACAACCTTATGAGTAGTAACCCAAGTACCACTTGGAGTTCTCCATCTTAGTCTATCGTAATGATCTATAAAATGATTTATATTAGCAGTATTTAAACTGTCTCCCTTTGTTATAGATCTAACTGTAGCCCATCCAGTGTCACCCTATTTTCTATACTATAGATACTCATCGTAACAACCAACTGAAATCCAGTTAAAACATCTAGATGCAAGTTTATGATTAGTTGTATCTACGGTAGCTTGCATACCAAATGTACATCTTAGACAATTAGGTTTAAATGGATCAAATGAAGTTTTATTAGTAAAGAAGTTCTTTCCTTCCCATGAAGCTTTAGGTGTAAATCTTTGCTTAAGATTATCTGGATAATAGTACATAGGAACGTTACCTACAAACTATGTCTATGTGTTCATATTTATATACGTCCATAAAGACTTAGTCTTTCTTGCTCCATACGCCTTATTACCTTGCTTTGCTGGTTCAAGCATAAACCATCTTATATATACGCAGTCTTTAGCATTATCTGTACTATTGACCTAGAATGTAGCATCGCCTTCATATACAGAGCCAGAACCAAATCCACAACTATCAATATACCCTTGATATGTGAAGTTCTTATTCCATGGAGATTTTAACTCTCCTTTATCAAGAGGATTACCTTGTTGATCATACACCCAGTTGTTATCAATATCTCCAACACACAGATAGAAGCTTGAAGCATCTTGGCTAAACCCAATCGGATTATCTCCGTCTATCCATATCTAGTCGTATGAATTGACTTCTATGAATGCACTCTTGTTAGTATTACATCTCTATCCACGTATTAAATATGTAGAACCAGCTTTTATAATACCATCGAGTTTAAGTGTCTTCCATTTAAAACCATTGTGACCATTACCATATAGAGTTCCATCTGTATACAATAACATTAAACCATTTAAGTTAATATCACTATTTGAACCATTCGCAAGTTCTATAAAGTTATGACTGCATATTTGGTTATCATTATTTACACCTCCACAATATACTTCATTTATACATAATAAATGATCAACATATACTTTCCATGCAGGATCAACATTACTAACTTTTGTAGTCTAAACAATCTTCTTTCTTACAGTTATTTTTCCACTCTGATCAACCTGTACACTATAAGAGGAATCACCATCAGTAAATGTAAGATGATCAAGATGTGTAGCATATAAATCCTCTACAGATATACCGCCACCAGATCCACCAGAAGACTGTTCGCTTCCTACTACATTAAACTTACCATCTTTATACAGAACAACTTTCTTTCTATCTGTATAATAAAGAAGCTCACCATCTATAAGATTCTACCTATTCTTACTAAAGTTAATAGCTGTATCCATCTTTATAGATATATGATTAACCGTAGGTTCTACATCAGTTGTATTTGGTTGAGTAGGATCTGTATTAACATTATGTTCTTCTGTTATCTCGGTAGGTCTAATAGGATCTGCTGTACGCATGATCATCTACCTTGCGCTAGAGTTAGAATTTCCAGCTACAATACCATTAAGGATCATCTTATTTATAGTACCCATATTTGAGTATATATCCTTAATAGCTTCTTTAATCTTTAATAGCTCATCTGAATTAGAGCTATCTAAATGTACACCATCACTGGTGTCTAGCCATAATACATCTTTTGTACTTGGCTCAACTTCGCCAACATATAAAGCATTACCTATATTAAAGTTACTTATTATGTTGCGTATTTCTTTTATAGATGTAGCGTTCTGTGTTATATTAGTAGTATTTGCATCTATTAATCTACGAGCATCACTAATTAGATTATCTCTTTCGTCTATATAGTTCTTAAGCTTATCTATCTATGCCTTAAGATCTACATAGTCAATAGATGGCTATGAACCACCACCTCCACCAGAACTAAACCCACCTTTTATTAATATCTTCCTTATAGAATTAGCGTCTAATAGATCTCCTTCTTCAAACACTTGCCTAGTAATACTATCGCTATCACTAAACATTATAACCTTAGGAGTCTTTGGTATTAGCACGTTTTCCACAAGTCTGGAACCAAAAAGTTTTGATTTTTTCATGTGCTATAATTTATATAATCATACAAACAAGGAAAGGGAACTACACATTTTGTGTAATCCCCTTACCGTCGGAATTTTGCCAGTACCACGCTCGACGCCATTCCGCATAGCTTTGTCACGCGTTACTCAGCTATCTCAGACTCGCTTGCGGAGTCAGCCGCTGCCATAGTAGCCTCATCAGTAGTACTCTCAACGTCTTGAGTCTTCTCTGTCTCAGCATCAGGTGCGCTCAATTTCTCATCGCTGGAACCATAACCACCTTCACCACGTTCTGTATCACTAAGCTCTGCTACTTCTGTAATCGTAACTTCTGGAATAGGCATGATAATCAACTGAGCAAATCTTTCACCAACCTTGTATACAGCTGGAGCAGCATCAGTAGTAACATGCATCTTAGCAGTTATCTCACCACGATAGCCAGAGTCAATTACACCTACAGCATTAGTCAAAAACATAGACTTCTTAGAAATAGAAGAACGAGGGAACACTAAACCAACATGACCTTCTGGAATTTCTACAGCTAGACCGCAATGGTATACAACAACAGTTTGACCACAATCATTTGGCTCAAGTGTAATATCTGTTGCTGTCAAGTCAAGTCCTGCGTCACCTTTGTGTGCGCGTATAGGCAATACAGCCTTCTCATCTAATCTTTTAATTTTTAGTTCCATTCGTATTTAGTTAAATTATTAAACCCACCTTTTCAGCGTGGGATGAATCTGTTATGGATGCCCCACTAGGATTCGAACCCAGACTAAGAGGGTTAGAGCCTCCTGTGCTAGCCGTTACACCATAGGGCAATAATGTGCGGATTTTAAAGATGCCGCACCATCTTGTATGAAAAAACTTTTATTTGAGAAATTTATTGATTAATTCATTTACTTTGATATAAATGTAATGCAGATAAATTTTATACTAAAATTAATTTATTTATGAAAAATAAAATGTTTAAAATTATGAAAATCGTAGTTACGGGAGCAGGAATCGAACCTGCGATCTTTAGGTTATGAGCCTAACGAGTTACCTCTTCTCCATCCCGCGATGTTAGCTCTTTGATAGAGCTTATCTAAAATGAAAAAAATTTTATAGTCAATCCATCTTTACAGCGTGGACCATCTGTTGTTTTTTATTAAGCTGCTACTTTGCATATTTTATCGCATTCGCAATTAGCTTCTTCCTTACTCTTATTACGCTCTTCGATATTAGCTTTAATATAGTTAGCAATAGCATCATTTCTGAATGTTACAATTTCTGCAGCATCTTTACCTCTGCGGAATGCAAAAACAATATCGTCTTTCTTGATGTTGTATACCTTGCCGCTCATCGACACTTCCATATCATCTTGTGCTACAAACGTATCACCCATTGATAACCATACCGAAGGAATTGTTGCACATTCAAATACCCCATTGTTTTCTGTAATGCTATAAATAGCACCTCTAATTTCAACAGCCTTCTTCATAATTACTTATTTTTACGTGTAATCCAATTCCAGAACCTTCTAATTAAAGAAGACTTTCTAATAACAACTTCGCCATTCTCTACTCTAGCTACTTCATTCTTACCAAGTTCGATTGGTGTAGATTTGCAGATCTCAATACCATTGTTAGTAATGTTAATTGTATTACCAATAGCTAGTACAGTATCTAACATATCTTGAATAGCGTCATGTGCCATAATTGCTACATACAAATCAAACATGTGCTTATCAAGTGGTGCACCGTTATTAACATTGCCTTCAACTGTAGCAACAATAATATCATCAAACGTCTCACACTTTGAGAGGTCAATATTATATTTAGCGTAATCTTTACTTGTGTACTTCATTTTGTAGTATATTCTTTTTGTTTATTATCCTTATATCTTCGTTTAAGCTTAAATTTGAATAACTTGTTAAAAAGTATATCACTTGTATCTTCTGACTTCATTATTTGTTCAGTCTATTTAAATACATGCTGACAAACCTTCTTTACAATATCTAGATCATATCCAGTTTCTTTTGATACTTCTCTAGAGACAGAATCTATATCTATCATTTACAAACAGCTACTATATCGTAGTAATGTACTAACTTACTATCTTTAAGTAAATCAAAATACTCACCTCTCATGTTTCTAACAAGAACAACATCACCAACCTTTATTTCGTATGGAATATTATCTTTGTGTTCAAGAGAAAGTGGAGTCTTAATTACTACTGCTTTACGAAAATCGGATTCTACTTCCTTTACCTCAGTCTCAACCTTATCAAAGTCTACAGCTTCTACGCCGTTCTTATCTTTCTTTGCAGGCATATTATCGACTGGTTTACTAAATTCTTTCTTTACCTTGATCGGGTCCAACAGCTTAACTAGAAATGCATCTGTAAAATTATATTCAATCTTACTAGCAATACTTTCTGCTAACTGTGACTGATCCATCAACTTACTATCTTCCATTACTTCTTCAACTCTTTAAGATGATTTAAAGCTTTAATAAGATTCTTCAAAACTGTACCTTTCTCAACCTTTAAACAAGCAGGCTTGTCATCAAAATCACGATCAAGATTATCAAGTTCTTTGTTGTATCTTTCAAGCATAATATCAATCTCGTCAAATACATTCTTAAATGGAGTCTCGCTCTTCTTATAAGTAACCTCTTCAAGGTAACCATTCTTTACTAACTCTTGTGCGTATACAGAGTCAATCTTGAATGTAGCACTAAAAGAGAACTTTGAATCGCCAGCCTCTGTTTTATCTACAGAACTATCACCATCTGTAAAAACATAGAACTTACCATCTTCTGATAGAGTCAATTTATCTCCAATTTGAAGATTGAAAAATGGCTCGATTACTTTTAATTCCTTTGTCATATTGTGTATATTTTTGTGAAATTACGACTGCGTAACGTAAATCTAGCTAAAATCGGTTGCAAAATTGAAATATTTTTGCTATTTGCAACTTTTGAAGATATAATATCGTTATGGGGGATATAGGGGGTAGGGTGGGTAATAGATATATTATTAACTATATATAATACTATGAAAAATATAGATATATACGAAACAATGTACGATGTTGATATAGCTGTATGTAATAAGAAGTGTACAGATAAAGATATAATAAATAACTTCTACAATAGAGATGGTTCCAATATTACAGAAGAAGATCTATATACTGAACCTACAATAACAGGATATACTAGTAGAGTTATAAATAAACATAACAATCACACAACGTTTTTAGTTAGAATATTAAAAACATTTGGTAGTACTAAACTAGAAAAAGATACGGATCTAATAAATACTATATCTCATGAAGCTATGCATATAGTACTATTTACATACGAAAAGATGGATGAGATAGTTAGTGTACATGTACAAGAACCATATGCTTATTATATCGGATGGTTATGTAGTTGTATATATAAATCATACAAGAAATGAATACTATAGAGTTAAATGCAATATTATATTATGCTGACTATTTATCTCTACGATCTATAAGTACTCCTGTAACTGATAATTGTAAGTATTACTTCATTCATAATACTCCTATAAATTCTGCTTATATAGTAGATCTAATGCCGTTCTATGATGAAAATAATCAATTCTACAAACAAGCAGAGAATGAATTTACTCAGCTTAAGAATAAGTTTGGAGAAGCTGGAGTAATGTCTTTCTTAGAGAATATATCAGAACTAAGAGCTTGTGGTACAGTAGGAGCTAAACAAATGCTTAAGTGTATACATAGATACAGTACAACGATAGATAGAAAGAAAGCCTTCTCTAGGTATTACAGATGGCTCGATAAATAGAAATACATACAATTCGTAGAAGACGAGAATGGAGATAGAATAGAACAAGAGTGCTCGAGATATATAGCACACTCTGAAAGAATGCTTGGAAAACAAATCATTTATCAGAGCCCTGAGATGGCTTGAAAAAGAACAAAGATATAGACTTAAGAATGGATTGTACAACAAAAGAAATGATGTTTAAAGACATAGTTAACTGTATGTATAAAACATACGAAAAGAAGAATAAAGATTATGGAGATAGCTTTGATACACTATGTGATAAGTTTGGATTAGTAGCAGCAGCTATACCGCTAAACAACAAAGTTGAACGTATAAATAACTTGATTAAGAATAACGAAAGCTCTGTTAACGAATCTATAGAAGATTCTCTTTTAGACTTAGCTAACTATGCAATAATGACTTTAATTTATCTTAAGAATAATGGGGAAAATAAGCAAATACAGCAATATGTACAGAAATAATGTACTAGAAAGGCATGTAGATAGTAAAGGAATACTTAGGAAATATACTCTCAAAGAAGTACAGGATCTAGTAGATAAACTTGGCACAGAGAAAGACGAGAATGGTCGTATAAAAGATCAAGAAGGGTTTAATAACGCATCATATATACTTATGCAAATGTACAACAATCCTAAGTATAATGATGAAAAGGAAAACTTTATAAAGGAATTAAATGACAGATTACGTGTGGACAAAGAAGAAGTTAGAAGAACTCTTGAGGAAACAAATGAAGATTTGGTGCAATCAGAAACCTCAGAAACCAATGTTGATATTAAACCTGAAGACATACAACGAATTGGAGAAGATGGGGTTGATAAAGAACGGAAAGCTAGTGACAAGTCCTCAAAGTCATACGATGTGAATGATAGTAAAGACGAATACGTAGAGTATGAGGAGGTAAAAGATGGCAAAGAAAGCTAACGTATAGAACTATTACTTAAAGTTCACAGATTACGTAGAAGTTATATATGCTGCATATAAAGAACCTGAAAAAGATTGGATTCCTTGTACAGATGAACAAGCACAATAGATTGTTAAACTAAACGCTTAGGCGTATATGATATACAAACAAGCATATGAAACTAATAGAAAACAAAATAGAAAAACTAGAGCAAAAGTACGACCTTCTCGGCATCTATGAACAAATAGAGATAGCTGGTAGAACTGCATATAAGTCATTAGATAAGATAGAATATGACGAAAATGGAAGATCTAAAACAGCTAAAGAGTTTGTAGATAAGATGATAGAGCTTGGTCACGGATCTCCACTAGAGCATGGTACTGTATATCTTTTAATATCTTCAAAAGATAATATTATACAGCATTATTTTTACAATAAATATTCTACATGCAATCTGTTACCATATCCAGATAATGATGGTAGTCCAATATGGGCTGTGACTACGAATTATAGAGTGATGGTTGAAAATAATACACTTGATGATCTATAGCGTAGATGCGAACCTACAGAATTCCATGAAAAACGCACAACATTTAGGTTAACATGCGCCAGAGTACAAGCTGATTCATTTGTAAGACATAGAGTGTTCTCTTTCTTAATGGAGTCTACAAGATATTGTAACTATAGTAACGGCAAGTTTAATAGTGAAATAGAAGTTGTAAAACCTACTAGGATTGATACATTTAAAGGCGTTATGAATGAGTTTATACGATCATGGGAAAAGTCTGAAAGTGCATATATACAGTTAGTAAATTACGGAGTTAAACCAGAAGATGCTAGAGATGTACTTCCACTGCAGCTTAAAACAGAACTCATAATGACAGGTACAGAATCACAATGGAAACAATTCTTTAAGTTAAGAATATCAGAACACGCACATCCTGACGCAAAGTATATAGCAGAACAAATAAAAGAACAACTATGAAAAATATAATTAAAGCTCAGTCTCACCTATTTCATTGGGTGACTGAGAGCAATAGACTAAAGCATATTCAATACGGATTCTACGCTGGTCTATGTGGAACAATATTTGCTGCTATTGGTGCTGGATTAGCTGCAGAATATAAAGATAAACAGTACGGTAATGAATTTGATTGGTTAGATGTATCAGCAACTATTATAGGAGGTATGTTTGGGCAAGCTGCACAACTGTTATTAGTATTTATGATGTATAAAATAATTAAGTAATATGAATATAGCTAAGATAGTAGATATAGCTCGTAATTGAGCGATGAACAAGTAGATTTACTTAAAGAAATCTTTACAAAAGGTAAGTATAACACATATAGCTTGTTAGGAAAATTCTTGACACTTGTAGCAGCTGGAGCTCTATATAAGTGTGCAATAGATACATACAATACAGATGTGCTAAACTCTATAGCATACGCTATTCTAGGTACGCATTTGGTATTTAAACGATATATAGTAATAATATTAACTGCTCTAAGCTTCTCATTTAGTACTAAGAGAGACATTAAGCAGTGTACTGAAGAAATAAATAAGATTACAGAGATAGTAAAAGGATAATATAGACCCAGGGTGATTAAGTTCGTTCTGGGTTTTATTTTGTCTATATGGGGAACCTTTTCTTTCTTTATATATTTCTTTCTTTTGGAGGGGCTATATACTGTCTTATTCTATTTAATCTCTATATAATCTATACTAATCTCTTTATCTTGCTACTTCTTTTCTCTATCAGAGTAATCCCATGATAGCCAAAATCTCTATTAAAACAGATAAAATATGCCTAACATCTCAGCAATTTATGCGATTATATACATATGACGTATTTTAAGCCTTTCTAAGCCCTTATAATTACTCGGGTGGATAAGTTATCCAGTCAATGTATTATAAGCCGTTAGAGAGCCTGTAAATAGCCTTAAATCGAATGTAGGATATTTTATCACAGTTTGCAGTAAATAAATTTTTATTTTTTATTTTTTGTTATAGATATATAAATACATAAATTTTGTAAAATAATTTTACTAATTTTATTATACAAGTACAGAAATACAGAATATAAATTTTATAATTTTTATGAAAAATCTTTACAAAATAATTTATTGTACGAACGTAAATAAACGAAATGAAGAAATAAATTTTTATTATTTTAAAACTGTATTATGAATACAAACACACGAAACAGCAAAGAATCACTCCCCTCTATCTTTTATCGGAGGAAAACACCCTCCCGTGTTTATGCACGTTTGTCAAAATTCTTTACACTTACAATTATGAAAAAGAAACAAGGAAAAGCATTAGTTACAGCGGTAGAGATACCCGACGCGTTAGCAGACTACAACGAGGCAAACGACGTGGTACGCGCACGTATCGTATTTACTTTTAACTCTCCCGTAGAGAGTAATGAGGATGATATTACTAGTATGCTAGCAGCTAGAAGTGGCAATCAAACTTATTCGGTTATCATAGATATAACCGACATGGGGGCAAATGAGTCAGCCGCCTTGAAAGCTGCAAAGGCAGCCATTGAGGGCAAGCAAGCTACATTCACCGTATTTAGTTGGGACATTTCCGAGCTAAACAATTACGGTGAAACAAGTGTTAACAATGGTGAAAGAGAATATTCTTCACTTTCAGACCCTTATATCGGTAGCAATGTTGACGAGGAAAGCAGCCGTACAAGAATGGTTAACCGACTTGCCCGTGACATTGAGAGCGGTGCACTTGAGTATGGCTCAATTGCGCATGAGGAAAAGCCACAACGTGGCAACTCTTCAAAGCGTATGCGCTAAAACAAAACTCATCGACTACTTCGGTAGTCGGTGGGTTAATAAATGGCGTTTTACACATTAAATCAAATCCTTGACATAGGAACATTACATAGATTATCCTATATTTCTATATTCATAATACAAAAAAGATGTAGAATATACATTCTCATACAAGAGAATGTCAATTAAAGGGTAGCAACCTTAATTCTTGGTGAAGGCAAACCACGGGTACGTATTAATACGTATAGCTATCCACATATTATTCATGTTTGCACCATGATAATATGGATAGGGCATTGATGTTAGCATCATTAATGCAAAATTGCGTTTTCATGCATGTCGCGAAATGCAAGGAAATACAGCGATTAGATTCGGACAGGAGGAAGTACACAAATGTTTGAACCCTTTTAACAAATCCCGTACTTGGGGGTACGGTAGTGCAAATACCGCACTTATAATTTAATGCTACAATAGTAGCTGTTGGGCGCTCATCTGTAACGGAGAAACGTATGTTAATACAACATGCGGCTGGTTCGACTCCAGGAGCGCCTTCTATTTTAACAATTAAAACAACAAAACTATGGTAAAGTTATTAAACGTATTAGGTAGTGAGAAAGCTGTTTATTCATTTATCTCTTTCTGTCTAGGTATGCTAGCAATAGTATTACTATTTAGGTGTGCTAATCTCCACGTAGTAGATGATAATGATTTTGAGAGAATACAACTACAAAAGCGTACTCAAGATCTAAATCATAAGTACTATAACTATTACAAAGCTACAGAATCTCTGTTAGACAGCGTAATGGAGGAAGATGATCCAGTTCTTGAGACTGATTGTGGTTCTAATTATTTAGACGCCTATAGAGCAGTGAAGAATGTATTAGATGAAAAAAGCAATTAATCACTAGTTAAAAAGAAAAGCAATACAAAATATACACTAGTTTGCATAATAACCATATGGAATAGTGTATTTCCAAGTCGTTGAGGACGCCAATTCTTATCTTAGTAGGAACACGACTACTACTAAGTTCTTTGTGGCGTAAAACGCATGTTCTGTTCTATTTTATAAATAAAAGACTTTGGACTAGGAGTGTCTGTAATTTATTACAGTTCTACAATAGTCCCCCTTTTGTTGTCAGCCCCTGTGTGAATAATAGTAACACTTATAGGAACTGTCTGGAGTGCTCACGAAAGTGAGAATATGTGCATTAAATAAAATCCTAGCACAAAGGTAATGTTATGGAAGATTTCATAGTATTTGACGATATTTATGGTAAGAAAAACGCTGTTAGAAAGTCTGCCATTGTATCTATTTATGAGGAGGAAAACGAAGATAACGTCGTTTGTGTTTCTACAAATAATAGCGACTTCGAGATACCTGCTACATTTGATTCTATAATCTCTAAACTGTAATAGCTATGGAGAAAATAGATTATTCAGAGTTCTTGAAGTATGCAGATATTGCAGCTAGAAAGAAACATCATTCATCAGCTAAACACCAAGTAATCAATCACGTTTATGATCCAGAAAAAGGCAAATATGTCAAAGTTAAGCGTTTCAAGGCGAAGACAACTATGTCAAGAAAAGAAGAGCGAAAGTTCTTTGGGCATGGATTCAGTTACAAGGGAAAGAAGAAATTCTCAACAGCTGGAGACTACACGTTGTTCTTTGACAAGAACGATCAACTTTCAGACATACTTCCACTTGACGAAGCATCAGCTAGATTTTTAGCAGAACATCGTGGACGGCCAATAGGATTATTAGATGGAGCAGAGTAGGTTAAGCTATCCAGACTGTGTTTTGTTGAAGAAATTAGGTTACAAAGGAGAAACTAATGGTTATTACATTAGTAAAGTTCCAGTAGTTCCATCTTCAACAAGCAGCTGGAATGAAAAAGGTTCACAATTTGTCGCTATGCCAACATCACACCAAGCTATTGAATTTTTATTCAAGCGTAAAGGTACAGTTGTTCTAATGAATTATGATGTCGACAAAGAAGAAAAGATTGTGTTTAAGCCAATTATTTGTATGACGCGTAATAGGAGGATAGTTTATAAATATGCACTAGAATCCTTTGAATCTCTCGAGGCTGCATATGCAGTTGCTGTAAAACAGATTTTGAAATCGTTTAGTAGTATGTAATATGAATCAGACTACTTATATAAGAACTCAAGAAGGTACAAAATTATTTGATACAGCCTCTAGAATTTTTAACAGATTCTTCAATATTTGGACAAAGGTAACTTTTACAAGAGAAGAAGCTAGAGTCTTTGAAGGCAATAAATTCATAATAAATGAGATCAATGAGTTGATCTTAGATTATCAGCTTGGCCTATCTACAGCAATTCAAGATTATTCAAAAATATGGTTTGAAACAGACGAAAATAATCAAAGATACGTTCAATATATTGAATTATTCGTCTATTTTGATAACGTAGATTTGGAAAATCGAGAAAAATTCATCTACAAGCAGATTATATATATGCGTAGAATTATTGCAGCTATAGAGTCATTTAAGTATTCCAAAACAGGAAGACTTAGAACAAACTTAAATATGTTCACAGATTCTTATACAGTAACTACAAATATATATTTGTCAATAGAAGAAACTTCTAAGATGAAAACAAGCGAAAGACTAAGATACAATGTAAATACAGTAATAGATATGTATAAAGCAAATTCTAAAGATGCTTTGATAAACTATTCTACTGTGTTATATTGGGCACCTTCTAATTTAGCTTATTATTATGCTAAGATTTCTCTTAAAACTTCTTATAAAATAGAAGATATAAAGAGAAGAATAGCTAATATTAGCATTCAACGTAAATACGCTAGAAAGATTCTTGGACAAATAAAAGCAAGTATGAGTGCTTAGTCTCATGCAAAACAACTAACAATTAAAATCATTATCAAAATGAAAATTTTAAAGAACACAAAAGACGGTCTTGTAGTAGTAATCGCTATCGCTATCCCTGATGATTTAGCAGAAAAGTTTGAAAACTGTAGTTCTTACAAGAATAAATCTATCTTGAAAGAATGCCCATCATTCAGCAGTTTCGAGATCAAGGACAATCCTTGCGGTGATAAAGGTTTCAGAAAGATGGCCGTAGTAACAGCTCAAGAAATCAAAGCAACTGATCTTGAAGAGATTGACGAGTTAGCAGAGATGCAGAATAAAGCTGTAAAGGCTATTCTCAAAAGAGAAGCTACATCTCTTATCCTTGCTGGTCTTAATGCTGACATTACTGGCCAGTATATCAAGATACACGATATAAACAAGGCAATATATGGTTCAGAAACAGAAGAAAACTAAAGTCCATATACAAAATCAACAGTTTCAGCAGCGAAAAGACAAAGTCGCTGTTGATTCTGTTGGTAATTCAAGGTTTAGATTATTCTTTAAATCTGGAGGAGCTAGTATTCTTGTAGCAAAAGAACTAACTAAGAATGAAATAACCATTCTAACAACAGAATTTAGAAATAATCTAAAGAATTATAACTCAAAGTTAGAAGGTGTTTGGTTAATAGTTAAATAACTACTATGGATAAAGTCGCAGTATGGAATTCTTCAATTAGAGGCTTTGGAGTGTATAAAGTTATAGAGACTGATATTATTTTCAATAAAGATATAGCAAGAGTTATAGAAAATAGTAAGTCTTTAGAACGATCTCTAAAATATGTCTTGGAGAAGTATAAAGCATCAGATAGAGATAGTGTATATTGCATCTCTAGTCTTATGTATAAATGGAGTGGACAAGGTTCTGATTTCAAGCTACATGGAGCTAGAATGGCAACTGCGAAAACTCACAAGTATATCCAAGATACCGTTTTTGTTATGGAAAGACAAAAAGAAGCTGCAGAATCCATAATAAAGATATTAGAAGCAAGTGTTAGTGCTAAGTCTGACACAAGTAAATAAAACTCTAAAATTATCAAAATGGGAGTACCAAGTTATAATAGTGATAACAATAACAACATGTTTGAAAACATAATTATCATATTGTTTGTGTTATTACTTATGTTTGGAGTAGCTACAAAATGTAGTGCTCAAAAAGTACAGCAAAAAGCTGTATATGATACAGTTATGTGTGATCAAACATGTATTCAGAAATATGTACAAGTACCAAACGAAAAGACTGGTAAAGTACGTATCTTTGCTGTGTACAAAGATCCAAAACATAACTTGAACGAACTCATCAACGTGTCACAAAGTACGTTTGATTACATACAAACATGTAAATCCTATGGGATTCCTGCCCAATTAGGTATCAAATTACGAAATGGCGCAATAAGCGGTATTATTAGAATTAAAACTATAATAACTGTGAAACGATGAAACGACCTTTCAAGAAAGGCGACGTGGTTGTTGATAAAAGCAATCGCGCCGCTATTATAGTACCAATGCTTGTAACAAGTATATACGGAGATACATTTGAATGTATATCTGCTCATGGTATATATTTGAAATACAAGATAGAAGGTTTTGAAAAGAAAGAGATTTATACGTTAAAAATATCAGAAGAAGAATTTGACCGAATTAAGAGAGGTGACTATATCTTAAAACATAAACTTATTCCAGCATGGGAGTGGTTAAAAGTGTTATTTGATATTGGTAAAGCTAACATTGTTAAACTATACACTAAAAGTGGTAGACGTATTTATGTAGAATTAGCTGACGTTCAGAAAGTAACAGCCGAAAAGGTAATAAAAGAAAGCGCAAACGGAACGCTAATTAAAAGAATATTCTACATCAGATACATGATAAACAAGAAATTATTCGGTGAAAACGCCTAAACCTGGTCAATTTTGCACAATAGGTAATATTGTATATAGAGCCTATAAAGCAAAGAATGGCTGTGAAGGGTGCGCTTTCGATAATCCATTTAGCTGTCTAGGAATTATAGATGGTAAGACTGGTAAAGCTAAAATGGATTGTAGGTATAAATGTATAATTTTCAAGAAGGTATAAAACTATAGTGTGGAGTGTTAGTGTCAAACTAACGCCCCACATGTACATCTAATGTAACCTACAGCCTCAAAGGCCACGAGGAGGTACGGCTGGTCCCAAGTCCAGAATGAAAGATACAGAGGGGATGTACATTTAAGCGTGTGCTTATCAAGAGCGCGAAGCTAAGTATCGAATACTTCACACGCTACACATATCAATTCACTTTTTGTTGTAATTTAAATTGTTAATATTTATTTAGTTTAGTTAATGTTCATCTTAGTTGTTGTGAAACAACATTCTTAGAATTACATCACTAATAGATAATAGCGATTATCGTGTATATACTTGCTTGAGAAAGTAAGTATATATTTGATCTTATAGCTCAGTTGGTAGAGCATAACACTTTTAATGTTAGGGTCATGGGTTCGAGTCCCATTGAGATCACGTTTTTCTTGTCTATGGAAATTCTAGACTGTCAAGTTTTATTATTTTTGGAATATACATGGTCTGTGAAGATAGTGTATATTATGGTCTCATCGTATAACGGCTAGGACACAAGATTTTCATTCTTGCAATTGGAGTTCGATTCTCCATGAGACTACTACAAGTTTATTCCAAGTTCTTTAAAAACTGGGCAATTAATTTATGTTAAATCCAATAAACATTATCAAAATGGGAAAATGGATTAAGGGGATTATGACAGCAGCAATGCTGTTATTTGTAGCTTTCCTCGGCTATAGCCTAACAAGCTGCGACCATGAGAGTGTACAACAGAAACTAAAACATTCAGACTCTGCATTTGTTGTAGGACTTATTGAAGAGTATCACAACCCAAAGATCTCTAATGAAGACGATGCTGTTTTAGTACAGAACCAATTACTATCCGAAAGGGAGTATGAAACTTTATTTGTAAACTTACCACAGAGTACGCTTAAGGCGATTGTTCATGTACTACAACGACAAAGTAACTCCAAAGCAGTATTTACTATTAAGGATGTATGTCAGGAATACATATCTAACCGAAAGGTGTATGATAATTTGCCGAAGTGTACAGAAGGTGATCCTGAAGATTATGGCGATGATCCGAGTACTGCGTTACCAGATACATTAGGAGGAAAGTAGTATGGATACAAGAGCTATTGTAATCCTGTATGATGGTAACAAAATTCAGGAAAAATCTGTAGTAAAACTTGCTCAACTTCTTCGTAAAGAAGGAGTTACAAGAGAAGAGAATGTTTCAATTTCTATTCTTGATCAAGATAATATTGCTGCTACTTTGGCTAAGTTAAAAGTAGACAATACTATCGTGTTTAAGGAAGTAGTTGAAAAGAGTCCAGTAGAACAATCTCTTATTTATCTTTCTGGTTTATACGGAAAGAAGGTTTGGCAGAATCCAATCTTATTTGGTATTCATCTAGCCAAGAACAGAGAAGTTCTTAACCCTGAAACAAGAACGGCGCTTAGAATCTTATGTAAAGAAGAGGTAAGTGCTGAGTTAGCATTGAAGTATGGTTTTACACTACAACATCTAACAGCTATACAATCTGTTGTAACATTGATCTAAAATGGCAAAACGTTACGATGATCATCATAAGGTGATCAGAGAAGAGAGTAAAAGAACTGAGCGGGCTAAGCATGTAAATGCTAGGCCATACAAACGCCCAAAGTACAAAACGAAATTCTACGAAGAGGATGTATAAAGTTGAAGGTTGGAGTAGAAACTCACATGGTAACAAAAAAGACTTATTATTTACATCTCTGTACAATACAAAAGAAGAAGCCGAAAGCGCTAAAAGAGCTTTAATTAGGCTTTCTAAAGGACATAATTTTGTTCCTGTAGATGCAGAGTGTGTAAAGATGGGTAGGCCAGAATCGGCTATTTTAAAGATTACGAACTACATTGTATGTTAGTAATCTGTTAACATAATATTAATTTTTAAAATCATTATCAAAATGGCAAAAGAAACAAAGAAAGCAGCTACAGAAGTAGCAACAACCGAAGACAACGTAATGGAGCAAATTAAAAGCGGAAACATGCTCAAAGAGTCTAACGTTCAAGCTGCGATCGCTGAGATCGAAAAGCAGAAGGACGAGAAGCAGAAGAAAGACGCTATGGAAATGATCTGTGTTGCTAAGTACAACAACATCAAGGCTCTTCTTGAACTTCGTGCACGTCGTCGTGAGGAGAAAGCTACTAAGGCGTATTTGTCTGAGACCAAGAAGGTTTTGGATGAGGCGCTTGCTGGAAAGATTACGCCTACTGATTACAAGAAGAAGCGTAGTGAGCTCAAGGAAACGTGTCGCAAAGAGCAACGCGAAAGCAATCGTATCCTTGATGAGGAGTTGACCGAGCTACAGAATAGCTTTGAAGGTCGCTACTCGTATTGGTGGGATTAATATCCCTAGAATACACAATTAGTGTTGGATTAGCAGAGCCATTGAGCCAGTCTAATAAGGAGATGAAGCTAGTTCAAGCGGGTACGAGTGGGTACAAAAAGAGAACGCCATTCTGTGAATTAACACAGACACTAGAGCCTTTGAGCCACGTGCAACACAAACTGCGAGGACACGCTGTATAATATGTCCAGTATGATCAAACAATTACAATATGCGAACCATAGAGTCGGTGCTCTTACTAAGGAATCCTCATTGGAGAGGTACGTAAACACTGTATTGTGTATCAAAAACAGATACATGCTAAGTATACAAGAGTCTAGAACCAGCTATATAAAGCATATTTGTAAAGGCTTTTACGTGTGTTTTAAGACGTTTAAACAAGCTGAGTGGATTAGCTACCTACAAAGTGCGTTAGAACGCCTTAGAACGCATAGAAATGGCTTTATTCAGAGTCTTTAGAATTGATCATCTAAAGATTCACTAAGAAAGAAGCATATCCGTATGAGGTATACGACCAAGACGTGGGTTCGACTCCCACCAGCTCCACTACAAACAAATAATAAGGGGCTGTATGGTTTTGATTGGCGTGGAAGTAAATACACCTATTAAGTTAGGAAGGATACTGTATAAATTCAAATGGCAACTTTAATGTTGTTGACTATACTTGCGTAGCGTAAGTAAAAGTCAGGTGGATGCAAGACCTACCAAAGTGGTCTAGATTTGGGGGAGAAAGGAAATAAAATGAATTTTAATTTAACTTAATTATTAATCCGTTTTTAGATAACTTTTTGCAACTGTACGTGGGTTCGATTCCCACCTCCTCCACAATTATGAAGACAGGTTATAAAGAGATGCTCCGTAACAGGCTACCTGTATACGCAGATATGGCACTAAAATGGTGCCGTGTCAAAGAGCTTTGGTTAAATCACGTCTATAATTCTCAAATAAACTTATTTTCAGACAAGCAAGATCGTTATAATGCTACTCGCATAGTTCTTGGATTGTCTTCAAAAGAACGTGTATTTAAGTTTGAGGATAGTGTAGACTGGAGTTGGATTACTGAAGAAGAAAGAAATAGACTTAAACCAGTTATTGGTTGGATCAATTTCTTTAAACACTATTTTCCATTTATTGAAAATACTTGGAAAATTAATCTCTCGCTAGGTAGAACTGAAAAGGAGTTTATCGAAGAGCTTTCTTCTAGTTACCTAAGAACTGTTAGCGAACCTACAAGAAGTAAACTAGCAGTATTCATCGTAAATTACTTGAAAAAATGAACAAGTATTTTCCACGTACAAAAAGGTTATTTGTTTCAGCACAAAGCGGTTATGGTATAGAAGTTTATGGCCATGACATAGCATTTCCCATATGGAAAACTGGTGTAACAATACCAGAATATAGATTTGACAGAGAGTGGCTCATTAGTCATCCTGATGTGGATGAATTATTTCTTTGGATATATGAAAATATAATATTAAAATTAAACAGCCTAACTTATATTACATTAGATGTATTGATAAGAATATCAACGGGTATGCTTAATAAGTGTTGTATTGAAAAAGATCTAAAGATACAAATTCACGATCAAGTCGTACGAAAAATTAGGGAAGATTTTTGTGCTGAAATGCTTAAAGAATTACCTTTTTAGCTATAGATCATTGGGTTGGTCTATAGCTCCTATTGTGGTCAAACTATATCCACAAAGCGAGTGACACGCTAATAAATAGTTATTTTGTTTTGAAAAATCCACGTATTACCCCAGAGGAGGTGGAGATTATCAAAAGTGCACAAGCTGGTAATATATCAGCGTTTAATAAACTTTTTCATCGTTACAAGGGATTTGTAGATACAATATTGTACTACTATCTTAAAGATAAAGATGAAGCTAAGGATATAACTAACATTGTGTTCTTAAAAGTTTATGAAAAACTCTCTCAATTCACAGACTATGACTCTTTTGGAGGATGGCTGAGAATTTTAACCAATCGTACAGCAATCGATTACTTACGTAGTATCAAGAACCACGCGAAACCCGTAGGAGAAGAAAGTGAACGACTATCGCTTGCTTCTTCTATATCTTCCGATGAAGATGACCTTGTCAATCGTCTTGCATACGAAAGAATACTCGAAGAATTTGAAAAATTCCCTGCTCATATGAAGCAGATTCTTGAACTATTTTATGTGAATAATATGACAGTTGTACAAATTAGTGAAGCTTTGAGAATCCCCACTGGAACTATTAAGTCGATTTTATCAAGGACTCGTAAGCAAATTAAAAAATCGTTTAAATAAAATTAAAATGGACTTACTTTGGTTTTTCCTTGGAATACTTATCATCTTATGTATCGGTCGGTACAATGAGAGTAATAAGTTGTTCTGGGTACTGCTTGTATCATTTGTTGGTAGTTTTGCAGTAGCTACAGTTGTTGTGAAATCTTCACACAGCTCTAAGGAAACTAAGCAAAGAGTCACTCAGGTATGTCCCACACAGGCGCCGAATAACGCATCAGGAATTATTCCTTTGGCAGATGCTATGTTAGGAAGCACAATAAGCGACGAGCTAAAACCTGTGGGTAAGGATTCAAACATACCTGAATTATCTTTGCAAAGTTTCAATAGTCCGCTAATTAGCAGCGGAATAGTTTACTCACCTTTAAAACCACCACAATTATGTTTACATTTTTCGACACGTCATGACATTACATGACATAACCCAGATTTTTATTAACGCGATATTTCGCAAGTAAATAACTTTTTAAATCATTATCAAAATGAGTAAGAAACAAAAGGCTTCAAAGAAGTCACAGACAAAACCAGTAGAGAACAATAAGGCAAATAAAGCTCCTCAGGTAGAAGCTCCAAAGGTGGAGACAAAAGAAGAGGAGAAGGTAGAAGAACCTAAAGTAGAAGAGGTTCAGACACCAGCTAATCCAATGAATGAGTTTACAGAACAGGTAAAGAAGGCTACAGCACGTGGTCTTGATCCTAATCGTACAGTAGACTTGCTTTCACTTAGCCATAGCTATTTCCATGATGCTGATGATGCTGCAAAGCGTTATGGTATTAAGAAAGAAGTAGCTGAAACAATGGATAAGTGTACAGCTATTGGTGTAATGACCATGTTTGCTCAAGAAGTTGCTCTAGCTGATACTCCATGGTCTCGTACAATGCGTCCTGCAGTACTTGAGAACATGGCAGAAGTTGCAAAAGAGATTGGTGTTACAATCAATCTTAAGTCTTTACCAGCTCCTGATAAAGATGGTAATGTAACTATTACGCAAGAGAATGTGAAAGTCTCAGCGGAAACTAAGAAAAAGTTGAAGGAGGAGAAAGAAGTTTTGGACAACGGTCCAGAGGTAGATGTAGATAAGATTGAGAATAAGCTTCAGTTGCGCAAGAGCTTGTTATTCTTCTTGTCAGAGCGTCAGAACTATCTGGAGAATATTCAGAAAGCTATTAGCTTGTACGCAGCATATTTGGAGAAAGAGAAAGCCGACGCCACTAAGGGCATGACTCGCATCCAACTATTGCATGGTGTTATTGAGCTAGTTGGGGAAGCTCCTATCGTGATGAATGGTATTGGCTCCTTTCTGTACACCGTTACCTCTACGTCTAAGTCTCCAATATCAGCCTTCTGTCATCTCAAGAACACAGTTACGGATCGTAAGACCGGAAAGTGTGACTATGATGATCAGTTTATAGCTGACGTCGTACGTGAGATCATCATTTGGAAGGCTAACATTAAGAAGGCCGAAACAAAGAAGTCTATTGAGGCTGTAGAGAAGAATCTCGAAGTTCTCAAGAAAGACGAAAAGAAGAATGAAATAGCAATCAAGGATCAGGAAGAGCGTCTTGAGACTCTCAAGCATAATCTTGAAGTATTTGATGTAACAATCAAGTATGTAATCAGTCCTGATGACGATGTAGTTGAGTCATTCTTAGATAAGTGCAAAGAAAAGGATGCTACAGCAATGAAGATCTTTAAGTCATTGCGCGAGAGTCTTTATCGCGGTGTAGATCTTCACGGTGTTAAGCAAGACAGTCTCGTCAACAATATGAAGATGCAGGCTGGAGTTATAACAAACTTGTTCCGTGATCCTCTTTGTCAGATGGTTAACTATAAGCCATCAGAGATTCCAGAGCTTCAGTTCATGTCTAAGGAAGAACTAGAGGCAACTGAGAAGGAAACAGCTAAAGCTGAAGAGGCTAAGGAAGAAGAGCCAAAAGAAGCTGAAGAGTCAAAAAACTAGTAGAGGCTACCAAAGAAAAAATTCGCGAAGTTGGTAGTCGAATTAGTAAGGCTTACAAAGCTTTAAAAGGCGAATAAATCTATCAAAGATGAAACGATTAACAACGATTCTTTGCAGCATGGCATTTGCTCTTAGTGGCATTTGTCTTGCTGTAAGTAAATCAGAAGCGCCGCAGTTACCTGGAAATGCTGTAGCGTTTGCGGACCCACTACCTAAAGTATCGGCTCCGTTATTTCTTAATCAGAGTAATACTGAAGAGAAAGCCAAAAAGGACACAGTGTTTGTTAATAATACAAAACACGATACAGTCCAAGTGACAACAACAAAACTTAAGTACGTTGTAAAGGTTCGTACTAAGACTAAAGTTGAGAATCCATATCTCCCAGCTTTTAGTTTAAAAATACCGAAGGGGAGTTGGGAAACCTCCCATGATTCTACAGAAGTAGCGTCAAAATAAAAGAACCAAGCATAATGCCGTATATTAGTCGGTCTCCTACATATTATAAGCTCTGCGCTTAGCATGTAGGAGTAGTGTATTAGTTTCGTATAAGACCTCATTAGTCTTAGAGACGAGTAACTTGATCCGAAAATATGTTAGCACTCTCAAAGTGTGAGAAACCCAAAAGATAGGATGGAAGACATTTAAGCGTGAAAAACTTATTTGTATTAGGGTGAGCGTAGTATCAAACCCTATTTGTATTGAAATGAGAACCGTCTGGCGATGGATATACAAGAAGACGCGTAAGTTGTGAGTTGACAATCACACAGAACTTGATGCCGTATCGGAAATGTATGCTATGATACTTATGTATACAAGAACGTTACACGAGCTGAAATATAATAAAGAAACCCCGAAGAATGTGATACATGGTATGGTCATATGAAGGCAAGGCCAAATCTTATTATATAAAGTATCGACAAAATGCCGAGCTCAGTGTTCCTCTACAACCAAAGTAGAGTATGAAGGAGTGAATAAATGTATGGAGTATAACAATATCGTGAAGAGTAATACTCACGAAGTATACCGTAACTATGCTGACTATGTAAATCCCGACTGTTCGATTCAGTCACCTTTTGGGCCACCTTAGGGTCCGGGGATGGGGTAAAACGTCTGATATACTACGAAGTACGACCGCCAGGCTTTAGTCGTTTATGCGGGATATAAAAGTGAAATGACCAGCAGGGTAGGGCAGCCCTTGAATGCAGAAATGCTACGCGAAACGAGGCCGCGGACAAAGTCTGATTTAGTGTATAACAGCCCTTTAGGCGGGGTGAAGATATAAGTGTGTACATTTGGAGTGTCGCTAAAAACGATTCCGCTACGCGATGATTACGTGACAATCAAAAGCCGCACTCAGAGGCGATACTGGGAACGAACTTTATTTAGGTAGACCTGATTCTAAACGTCATATTGCCAATGGCGATGAAAGATCCGTCAACCTTCTATGACTACAAGTATTAGTGCTTTGCATTATATTTATAATATTGTATAGTCTCTACAGAGTAGTAAGCTGGTATATTATACATGAATAAGTATTCTAGCTATAGATAAGTATTAAGAAAAGAGAGTTGAGAAAAATTAACATGTTTAACAAAAATGGATGTCCCCCGATAGATATACCCCTTTCGTTGTAAGAAAGAAATCGAGTCGGAAATCCGAGTGCCAACCGTGACTTTGAAAAAATTATGCAGAATAAACTATACGATTCCGTCTTGAGCTTGAGTCGCCGAACGTAACTACTAATAGGTAGCAACGGGCGGTATTGAAGTAGGACAGCAAATCCTTATAGATTTATAGAGCAGTTATCAGTAAACTGATGGGCAGCAACAGAACTTAAGTACGTTCTTGTAATAAGAACAGGGAGTTAGTGACTCATTAGTATATCCTGTCTCGATATACTAAAAAGGATGTTGTGGGTGACAAGGGCAATGATAGGGTTAAATTCCCAAGTATTCGTGCACTTTCTTGAAGAAATGAGAGATTAAAAACAAATGAGGAAGCAAAATCCAATATCAAAAACAGCCGTAGTATCTGTGATCCCCTTGAAGGTGAGATAGTTCGATAATGAAACGTGAACTCCAAGCGTAATAGATACACACGCACGTATCTCTTGAGTATGGAACCTATGGGAGGAGCATAGGGGCAGCGTCAGAAGTATAACTGGCGATTAAGTAGCAATACTTATAATGAAGTAAATATACATGGTAATTATTTTTAAGTATGTGGAAAGTACGAGAAGAAATTACCAAAGTTTTTGTGGATTATATATATGTGGAAACTTACATCTGTATCTCAGCACTGTAACCCTCCGCGAATCCTGAATCATCAGAGACTTTGACGGATGCAGAATAGTATACTTCACATATTGTTTATTAGAATTAAACAATGAACAAAATAAATCGTGGCACTTGAGTGTGCAACATTCAACATTCAAAGCTTAAGATAGCAATTCTAATGATGGGCTAAGATAATCCTACCGTTGGATTCCCGTTACATGAGTTGAGCTTCATTTAAAGGAATATAGAAGTGTAACAGTTAGAGTTGGAAGCGGGCTTCCCATTAGCACAGCCATTGAAGTTGATTTATTCACGACATTCAGACCCTATGAGGCAGAAATGTTTTTCTTTTCAAAAAAGCTGTAAACAGCAATAAAATATTATTAATTTTCATCGTTGGTTTATCAAAAACGATGTCAAAAAGGATGAAAAATTATGGAAACAGTAAAACCATCAGTAGTAGCAAACAATCGTAAATCTCTTTCTATTGTAGGAGCCAACTTTGGCTGCCAGTATTATCGCCCAGAGGCTCGTCAGAACACAGTTGACTTCGACACTAAGAAGAGCGAAGTAGAAGCTGGAGGTAATGTTGAACTTACCACCAATCGTTCTACAAAGCGCTACATCGTAAAGGGATATGATGTAACAAGTGTTTCTCTTGGTAATGACATTTCTGGTGCTCCAGTAGTGTATATTAACAAGGGTGATAAGGCTAGTGAAGTTGCAATGCCAATTTCTCCAGACTTGTCTAAAGTTGGTCAGGTGTCAGAAGATGCTGTAAGTAAGGCTCTTCGTGGTGACACAAGTATTATCTTCTCTGATGTAGAGAAGCTGGTTAAGCAGTGTAATGCAGCTAACCAGACTGAGATTAATCGTATCGAGCGTCTCAAAGAAGATCTTAATAAAGAGATTCAGGCACTCAACAACGCGATTGCAAACAATGTTCAGAAGCTTGATTTGTACAAGCGTGAAATGAGCGCAAGTGCAGCAGCTGTAGAGCATGTATCTGTAACTATAACAGAGGACTAAGCATATGGAAAAGCTTGTATCTGATGCAAGCAAACTGTTAATGCAAGTATTAATGACTGATCCCAAGGTGTCTAATAAGATACTTGACAACGCAGACGATGCAGAAAAGTACAAGATTTGTACAATCCAAGATAATGGTACTATTGTTCTTGGAAAAACATCTGTGCGTTGGTGGAATCAGTTATTAAACTGTCAGGACAAAATTCCATTTGATAGTTTTGCTTTAAAAGTATGGGACGCATTGGTAGATTCATCAAGCGGCCTTAACAATAAAGCTATCCTTAATGGTTTATCCATTGAGGTAGTTAAGAAGTCAGTTCGTACTAAAGAATATGACTATGTTGTCCATCGGTTGTATGATTGCTGGGCTCACGTTGCTCAGAAGAGTGCAGGATTTCAACAGGCTCTGTCTCCCGAGGGAGGCCCGGGTTCGGCCCAAGACTGTCCTGGTTTGGTCCGTATGTCAGAAAAGCCACGTGAAATAGTGATCAATATCAATGGAACTAAAAAAACAATCCCTTTCATAGATAGTAATGGTGATCCCCTGAATATCGGATTAGATTATGGATTTGTTGGTTTTCGTGAAATGTAAGTAATATCTCCGAGGAGATAGAGATACATCCCGAGGGATAAGTATCTCACTACGAGCTTTCAATGAGACCAATAATGATATATGATAACTGATACGAGTTCATTTATTACTTGGTTATTTACGGTTGTCCATACTCCCGAGGGAGTTGAGGCGTGTTCTCCCGAGGGAGACACGTCTCGCGGATCAACTATAAATACTTGGTTCGATTCCAAGCTATGAGCAATTAGGCAAATGATTAAGCTCGAATTCATATTTTAGTTGTTTTTAATTTAAATCAAAATCTAATTATGAATAAGAATAAATCAATAAAGTTGAATTCAGCAGACATCATTAACATCCGTAAGAATCTTGATACCACGATTAGCAAGTATTATAAGATTATTCGTACGGAGAACGTAATGGCAAAGAAGGCTATTGCAGCAGGCCAGGGTTCTGGCTATGATATTAAGAGTTTGTATAATGAAATCACCCAGATGAGTGAGAAGCGTATTATTATTAAGGGTATGCTTATGTATCTTAATATGGGTATTACAGACTTTAACTATGAAGATTTCAAGAAGACAAACAACTATGCAATTTTCGCAGCTGGTGAAGCTAAAGAGTTGATTGCACAGTTGAAGATGATTCCTACTATTAATCCATCTGAGAAGGCTGCAAAAGGCAAGAAACATATGGGTAAGACAGAATCTCTTACGTCAGCAAAGATTGCTTCTCTAATTAAGGAGAATCAATTGAAGGCAAATAAGTTTGACGCTATGCTCAAAGAGTTTAACGACAATACTAGTATAACATGTACTGATGATATTTCAGATAAGTTTAAACTTGAACTAACTGCATAAAATCAGTATAAGTATATGGTGTATAAGGACCAGCATTAGTGCGACAGTTCGAGGCTGTCTATACTTTCGATTTAAGGCCATTTAGAGGCCGTCTAAGGCGTTTTAATATATTTCCAGGACAATTTATCGCAGAGATAAAAATAACGCCTTAGAACGCAAATATTTAAAACATTATCAAAATGGAGAAGAATAAGCAACCAGAATTTATGGATCCTATCGTTATATATAACACAATCAAGAACAAACGTAAAGAATATCTTAAAACTCACTTCAGCGGACGTTCAAAGAAACAACCTTGGTATATGCTTACTAAAGGTAAGTGTAAGAATTATGAAGAGCGTACAATGAGCTGGGGTCAGTGCGTAAATAACTTTAAAGTTCCTTCAGAAACAAAAATAATGAGTGAACGACTAGTTGCTAAACGTATGGGTAAAGCTGCGTTTATGGAAAGTGTTGCACAACATAAATTAAATAAATGGGTTCGTAAACATCCAGCTCCTTGTGACGAGAATGATCTATTTAAGAAAGATTTTCTTGATCATTGGAAAGAAGAGCGAGATAAAGCTCTTGAACGTTTTCGAGACTCAGTTGTCTCAACGTATCACAAATTAAAAGTCTATGGACGTTATAGCCAACACGATGATGGATACCCAAAATTTATAGGATTTGTTAAAAACAAAACTACAGAATTATTTGGAACAAATGTTACGCATCTAGATACAAAGTCTGTTATTTTGGACAGAGCTTGTAAGATTGTAAACATTGAAGCTAAGAAGAATAAGAACCTTATAGGAGGAAGGCTTGAAGATCCAAATGGTAAACAAGGTATAATAATTATACCAAAGTTAGCGGCTTAATAATATAGACAGTGCTGGTGGTGACACCCTTCGTCCCATCAACACTTTAAAAAGGTCTGTTGGCGCAATAGGTTGGCGCAGGAATCTTATACATTCAAGGTTGTAGGTTCGAGTCCTACACAGACCACTGCTTAGGCGATGCTAACTGGAAGTTAGAGGCCGGAGTTGTCCGACTTATAATACTATTACTGGAGTGGTTCGAGTCTGCTGCACTTATCACTTTTAGTGTTTAGAATAGAATACTTTAAACTTTTAATTATGCTAAATATGAAAAAGTATACTGAACGTATTGAATTATCAGATTTGTTCAATGATACTACATTGGATGATGTTATAGAAGAACTTCAAAAATTAAAGAATTCACATCCTAATACAGAAAAAATATATGTTGATTTCGATTGTGGATATGAATATGAAGGTCCATATATAACTATTGAATATTTAGAGAAGAACAACTAGAAGTAATCAAGTAATTAACATGAGCTTCTTAAACTATTACTGATTAGCTGTAGATGGTCTAAAGGTTAGTTCGATTCTAACATACAGCACGTTGGCTTTAAAGATGTTGCTTGAGCCCAGATGCAGTTTATGTAATAAGTTTTACGTATTCTCAGAGTATCAAAATCAATGCGTATATGACTGACAAAGCGTTGGAAGAAGTTAAAATATTTGACTATTTACTTCTTTTATAGGAGAAATTGAAAGATTTGACGCTTTGCTTCTCCTATTTCCGGACTAGTAGTTCAATAGATTAGAACACAACACTGATAAGGTTGAGATGTGCGTTTGAATCCCACCTAGTCCACAATATTAACTTAGAGTCTTTGAACCATGTTTATACGAAACTTTAAAGTCGTTACATACGACATAGAGATTTTCCCAAACTGTTTTCATTGTACATGTAAAGATACAGAAACACAAGAGTTATTACTTTTTGAAATATCTAATAGAAAGAATCAGCTAACAGAGTTAGTTGATTTTTTCGTTTCTAAAGACATAATCTTTTGTGGATACAATAATAAGCATTATGATGACGTGGTATTAAATTATATTATAGATCTTCGTAGACAGTTGAGTCGTAGAACCAGTCTAGAAGTATGCCGCTCATTGTATAAGTTATCTAAATGTATAATAGAATCAGAAGATGGAGATATAGATAAGTTCAAAAGATGGAAGTATGCAAAGTTATTTCCTTCTATGGACTTACTAACCATGCAATTTAGTTCAAAGTTAAGAGTAGGTCTTAAGGAAATGCAATTAACTATGCACTATAAAAATGTTCAGGAATATTCAGGTTCATTTGATTTACCAATCGAAGACTCTGATATTGACGAAATGATTGCATACAATATAAACGATGTTGAGTCTACTACAGACCTATTAAATAGGCTTGAAGAAGATGTTAAACTTCGTTTGTATATTGAAGATGAATATGGTATCCCATGTTTATCATCAGATGGTGTAAAAATTGGAGAGTCTATTCTAGCAAAGTTTTACTGCGATAAGACTGGAATTTCTTACAAAGATTTGAAAGAGATGAAAAGTCCTGCAGATAGTATTGCTTTGAAAGATGTGATATTTCCATTTATACGATATAAAAATCCGAAATTACAAGACGTTCTTGAAGATATGAAAAAACAAGTAGTAGATTCGCATGAACGCAAAGGCTATGAGAAGAAGTTTGTTCTCTCAAATCTAGGCTATTCTATTGGAGTTGGTGGATTACATTCTATCAATAAACCAGGAATCTTCCGTCCTAATGAGAATGAGTATATAGGGCACAGTGATGTGGCGTCTATGTACCCTTCGTTGTTAATTAAATACAACCTTACTCCAAGTCATCTAGGAAAAGAATTTTTGCAGGTCTACACTGAAGTTTATGACGACAGAATTAATGCAAAACATAATCATAACAAGCTTAAGGATAAGACATTAAAACTTACTCTTAACGCTGTTACAGGTAAAATGCAAGAAGATACAAGTTGGTTATACGATCCGTTTAACGTCTTCCGAATAAGAATCAACGGACAGTTGATCTTACTTATGTTAATAGAACGTTTACTGGAGTTAGATTGTAGGATTATACAAGCTAACACAGATGGTGTTATGTATATAGCTAAGGAAGAGAATCGTGATAGAATTCAGGAAGCTATTCACGAAGTAGAAGCTATTACACAACTTGTGTTTGAAAGCAACGATTATGAAGCGTTTTATCAATACGCAATTAATGATTATTTCGGTATCATTAAGGGATATTCTGAATCCAAGAACCAAGAATTGATAGAAAGGAAAGGAATGTTTATAACAGAGACCAAACTTGGGAAAGGCTTAGCACCAGTCGTTATTCCCAAGGCTGTTATAAACTATTTTCTTACAAACCAACCAGTTAGAGAATTTATAAAATCTGATAAAGATATAAAAGACTTTGTAATTGGTCAGCGCGTAGCTAAAAAGTTTGAAGTATATCACGGAAGTGAGAAAGTACAGAGAATTAATAGGTTTTACGCATCTACTAACGATTATTATTTGTTCAAGAGAAAATATAATGAAAAGTATGGAGATTTTGAATTCTCCTACCAAGGTTATAAGTATGCAGTTAAAAAATATACTGATATGAACTTATTAGCCGAATCAGGAGTTACTATCTTGAACACTTATGACGAAAAGCCAATAGAGCATCGTCATATAAACTATCAATATTACATCTCTAAAGCCAGTAAAATTATAAACGAGCTAAAGAGTGTACAGTTGAGTTTGTTTGACGATCAGACTTGTTAACCTAAGAGTATAAAAGTATGATTATTGAATTAAACACAAAACTTCTGGATTATCCAGAAAAACTAAATTTAAATCAATTAGTCTTCCTAAGTATGGTATTGGATAAGAATCAAAAATCTAATAATCAAGACGTCCGCAAAATTGTCAGCCTAATTAGCGACGACGAAATATCATACTTAATCGAACAAGGACTTATTACCTCGATAGAGAGAGGGAATTCAATTACATATCAAGAGACTGATAAGCTTGAAGCTTATATCACCCCAGATCGTAGCTATTTTGATCAGTTTTACGATATGTACCCAATTTATGCTATTCGCCCAGATGGTACTAAAGACTATCTTAGGGTAAATAAGAATAAATGCAGAAATCTTTATAACCTATATGTTAGTAAAAGCTATACCGAAGCTGAACATATTAACAACTGCCTAGCTAAAGAACTTGAGAAGAAATCTAAGTTGGGTAAATTAGGATATATGAAGACTATGTGGAGATGGTTACAAGATCATCAGTGGGAAGAAATTGAAGAAGAGATGAAAGACGAACAGAAAACAGTAAATAATACAGCATATGGAACAGAGCTTATCTAATTTGATACGTCCTATGTCTGTAGTTGCTAATGAAGCTGTTCGTTATATTGCAGGCAGACGAGAACATAAAATAGTCAGTCTAAAAACAAGGTGGAACAAGTTTAATAAGCAGTGTATGGGTGGAATAGAGCCAAACACTGTTTTAACTGTTGCAGGCATCTCTGGAAGCGGTAAGAGTTCATTTGCGAACTTAATTACCACAGACGTAATTGATTTAAACGAATCAGAAGACATCATAGTTCTTAACTTTTCATTAGAAATGGTTGGTTTTAGGCAGGTTGGAAGAACGTTATCTAATAAGCTTAGGAAAACGACTTCGGCGCTGTATAGTTCTGAAAAGGACCTAGACGACAATACCTTCAGAATGGTCGTATCGGTTACCAACAAGCTAAAGGAGTATCCTATCTATTTTGTAGATAGTCCAACTACTCCCACGCAAGTTAAAGATATTATAATGCAATTCTATGAAACATATGTGAAAGATACAAACAAACATTTTATAATTGTATACGATCACGCTCTACTAACAAAACAAATAGGTTCTGTACTAGAAACTATAAGTGAGTTAGAAAGAGTATTCATCCAGGTAAAGAAATTACCTATGACTAGTATTATACAGCTAGCACAGATGAATAGAAACATAGAGTCTTCTGAGAGAATAAACAATTCGATGAGTCATTATCCTATGAGAAGTGACTTATCATCATCAGACGCGATATTTCAAGCAAGCGATTACGTTTGCGTAATACATAGACCAGAGATTTTGAACATCCAAGAATACGGTCCTAATCATTTGCCTACTTCTAATAAGGTATACATACACATGCTAAAAAATAGAGATGCAGGTAAACCATGTATACTTGAATTCGAGAACGACCTAGCGTTTAATAATCTGATCGAAGTATGATGCGTCATTTTATAACAATTTAAGGCTGAAATTTTATGAAGACATATACTTTTAACACTAGCAATAATAATACCAATAAGTTTTTCACATTTTCTTTTCTCAAGAAGAATAAGCCAACAGACTATTCTAAGATTCTTGATGACATTATTCTTACTAATCTAGAGGATACGAATTCGTATTTGAAGGAGTATAAGCTCAAGGAAGAAGATGCAAAGATTTTCACTGCTAGTACTGCCTCTCTGAAGGATAACGAGTTTAATGAGGCAGCAATTTTCCTTGCTAATTATGGTAAGATGAATCATCTACCATTTGAGATTGGAAAGATTTATAAGCTTTCAAATGGCTCATCTATCATCTTCTACGATGATGAAGTTCAGATTGATCGTGATATTTACTCTTACAGTAAGTTTAACGATATTAATTTCTTGAACACTTTAAGTGCGCCAAAGAAGAAACTTATTATTGACATCTACACAAATGGTGCTAATGTTAATATTAAGATAAACAAATAATCTAAAACTATAAGTTAATGATTGAATTACCTACATCTAAAGTTCCAGCAGTCTCTGTTAATCCGCATTTCTTAATACTCTATGGTCGCCCAAAGTCTGGCAAGACGTCAGCATTGGCACAGTTAGATAATAACTTGATTATAGACTTAGAAGGTGGATCTACATTTATTGATGCTATGGCAGTACAATGTCGTAATATCAATGATTTAGGAGAGACTGCTCAAGCCATTAGAGCTAAGAATCAAGAAGTAGGGCATAATTTCTATAAACATATCACAATAGATAATGCTACACGTCTTGAAGAGGTGTGTTTAAGTTATGCTGCTACTCTATATCGTAAGACACCTATGGGTAAGAACTGGAAAGGAGATGATGTTAGAACACTTCCTAATGGTTCTGGTTATCAATACATTAGACAAGCTGTTAGAAATGTCATAGACATGTTTAAGGACTTGTGTGATGAATTTATACTCGTAGGACATGTTAAAGATGTACAGATAAATAACAACGGAGAAGAGTTGTCAGAAATGGCACTCGACTTAGCTGGTAAGTTGTCTGCAATCATGTGTGGAGTATCAGATGCTGTCGGTCTTGTTTATCGTAAGGGAAACGAGACCCATATAAGTTTCAAAGGTGGAGATGGTTCTGTCAAAGAAGCTCGTGCAAAGCATCTGAAAGGACAAGATATTATCATTGCTACTGGTAATGATGATGGAAGCATAACAACCTATTGGGATAAGGTTTACAAGGATTAATCCCTATTATTTTAAGAAGTTATAACTCAATAAATAAGAAATTATGTACAATACAAATACAGCTATTACGAATAACGACGAGTTTGTAAGCTCTTACATGCCTGCTGGTATAAATGAGAATGTCTTTCTTAAATCTGTAGAAGCTAAGAAGTCTCCTACTGGTAAGGATTTTCTTGAAATAACATTCGAGAATAATGAAGGACAAACTGCTCAGATGTCAGAGTGGAAGAACGAAAAGAGCATGTGGATTAAGACTGACGAAGATTTACAGCGTCGTGATAACATGCAGTTTGGTCGTATAATGCAGATTATTAACTGCTACTTCCCTAAGATTGAAGGTGAGTTTAATACTTTCAAAGAGATGATTGATTGGGTACAGAGTACGTTGACTCCTATGGTAGCAACTAAAAAGGCTTTACGTCTTAAGGTTGTTTATGATAAGAACAATTATACTCAAGTATCTAAGAATGGTATCTTTGTAGAACCTATGGATAAAGCGGAAACAGAGATTAAGAAATTTGCACGTGATAACTTTGAGCGACAAGTAGTCGCAGACGTTGAGACATCAACGGATCCTCTTACTACAACTTCAACAGTTGATAGTACTCAGGTATCAGGTGGTGACGACCTGCCATTCTAATGGTAAATAGTCACTGGTGGACAAATCCAACAAGAACAGTTTTGAGGTTCTGTAAAAACCTCACACGGCGCGTATGGTATATATGCATGTTTGCCATAGTTTAGCATATACTGAGTTCGATTCTCAGCGCGTCACAAACCAATGTTCATAGATTATGAGTTACGAAAAGTTTAAAAAGTCAATTATAGATGAAGTTGAATTAACTCGACCTAAATATATACGAAAAGGTCAAGCCGTATTCAACTATGTAGATGAAAAGTTTGGTCTAGCTCGTAAGATACAATATGATTATAATATTGATTGTTTCTACAATGATTTAAAAATAGATGCATTCTTAAAGATTCTCTATAAATTGACACAATCAAAATCATTACATTGATTTTAAAGCTATTTAGAGGCGATTTGAGACGTTTTAAGATATTTCTGGTATAATTATACACAAATGCTATTATAACGTCTTAGAACGCTTTAAAATAGCTTATTTAAGACATACTGCCTATTGTTTAGTTAGCAGCGATCTAACCTTCCGCGGGTTAGTTGTTTGATAGAATTCCAATATTCGATTAAACGTAAAATTAAACTATTGGATAATGTCTATAGAATATAGGATAGCAGAAGTTTTATAGAAATTCCTTATTAACTGCAATATAAAACAAATAGAACCGTAGATCATGTACAGGTCTACGTATTTGGGTATTTTGGAACAAGCATAAGTTCGATTCTTATGATACTCACACTAACAAGAACTTATAAGTCAAATGTATAGTACAAAAACAGCAATTACGATGAGTCTTAAAGACTTATTGTCAATGTTGGACGATCAAAGTATCTATACATACTATCTAGGTAGTATAAAAATAGGGAAACTTATCAACAGTCCGTTAAGGAATGATGACAGGAATCCCTCTTTTGCTATATTTCGTGGTAAACAAGGTGGATTGTTCTTCAAAGATCATGGATCTGGAGACGGTGGAAACGCTATAAAATTCATTAAGTTAATCAAAGGAATAAAGACAAGAGAAGAACTTGAAAGAGAATTACTGAGAATAGTTCGTAAAATGAATCCTAATATGTCTGTACGTCAACAGGCTTACACCCAAACCGTAAGTAATGTTATGGATATAGGAATCGTTAGACAACCGTTCACAGATATAGATAAAAGATATTGGAAGCAATTTCATATCTCACTTGATACATTAAAGAAATATCAAGTGTTTAGCATTAAATACTTTCTTTGTAATAGAGTCGTCAGAGGAACCTACAAAGAAACTAATCCTATGTATGCATATAAGGTATATGATAGATTTAAGATTTATCGACCTTTAGCATCCAAGTATACTAAATGGCGTACTAATTTGACAAATGAGTATGTTCAGGGATTAGCCGAGTTGCCTAAGGATGGAGGAAATCTCTTAATTATCACAAAGTCTTTAAAAGATGTAATGTGTTTATATGAGATGGGTTTTAATGCTATAGCAGCTTCAAGTGAAACAACATTTATTCCAGACAATATTCTAAAAAGTCTTAGAAGTAAGTGGAAACGTATACTTATACTGTATGATAGAGATAAAACTGGAATGGTTGAAGCTCGTAAGTATAGTAAAGAGTATAAATTTGATGCTTTTTTCGTTCATAAGAAGTTTAAAGCGAAAGACATATCTGATGCAGTTAAGTGTAATAACTTTAATACTGTAAAAGATTGGCTTTCAAAAACATTAAATAAGTATGATTGAAACGTTGATTCTATCTGCTCTATTAGGTATTCTTGGCGGTATGCTTGGGTGTTCTATAGCACTTAAATCTATGTCTAAGATAATCGAAATGGATACAGGTTACATACGATATATAAAGTCTAAAGATACAGACTTTATAACTGTTACCGACAAAGATAATAAAGCAATTATTGATGCTGGTATAAAGAAAACTATTAACGGCATAGATTATATTAAATGCAGTTATGAAATCTAAAGGGAGAGTAAAGAACGCGACAAAGGTCGATAAGTATGGGCTACATTTCCGTAGTAAACTCGAATGCTATACTTATGAAGCTTTTATGGAAGCTGGAATACCAGTTGAGTATGAGCCAAAGCACTTTACTCTTTTGCCAAAGTTCGAGTATAATCAGGAGAAAATACGTGCTATGACATATTTGCCAGACTTTATAGGAAATGGTTTTGTTGTAGAATGTAAAGGCCTGATGGGGGATAGTTTTCCATTACGATGGAAATTATTCAAGTACTACTTGAAACAACACAGAAGTAAAATGAAGTGTTATCTTGTGAGAAATCATAAGCAAGTAGATGAAATGATTCAAGAACTTTTAAGTCAAAAGAATTATGGGAAAAGTACAAAAAGAAAGTAAATTTTTAAAGGTTGGTGATAATATATCTTTCAGACATAATACTGAAGGTATAGAATATGAACTAGAACCATCTACTGTATATAATGTAGAGTATAATGATTATATGGACGAGTTAACATTAATTAAGTCTCCTGGTTTACAACTACCTAAGAAAGTTTACGTTAGCGATGATAGTTGCCATTTCATGAATAAAGTGATAAAACACTTTAACAATTCTAAAGACGGTATTACTGGTGTAATGTTATCTGGACTTAAGGGTTCTGGTAAGACAGTGATGCTAAAGGATATTGCAATCGATTCAAAGCTACCTATTATTTTATTGGATCAGTCTCTTCATCCAAGAATACTTACTAAGTTATTCAACCAGTTGTCAGATGTAGAAGTCTGTATAATTATGGATGAAATTGATAAGTTTGGTAAGAACTATGATGATTCTTATTTGTTGAAGGTTATGGATGGAATAAACTCATCTGGCAAAAAGCTAATGTTGTTCACATGTAATGATGATAGCGAAGTTAGTAGATATCTACTTGATAGGTGTTCGCGCATACGTTACTGGAAAGAGTTTGACGAAATGGATAAAGAACTTATTAAAGCTGTCATTGAAGATAAACTCGATGATAAGAAAGAAGCTAAACCTGTATTTGATTTTATTCAGAACAGCTTTGGTTGTATTAGCTTTGATAATATCTGTTCGTTCATAGATGAGGTTAATGAAAACCCAAATGATACATTTGAAGAGTTGTTCAATGATATGAACTTATCTGTAAAGTAATATGGAAATAAAGATACCTTACTACGAGGATATGACTCGTATAAGTAACTCTAACATAGGCTGGTTTCTCAAAAAGGGTCCAGCCTATTTACACTCTATGCTAACAGGTGAAATTGAAGGCGAAAGTGGTCGTCAGTTATCTCGTGGAACTATGATTCATGAGTACTTGTTACAGCCTGAAGAATTCCATAAAGACTATTTAGTCTGGGATAAAAGTAGACCTTCTTCGTTACAACAGGAGAAGTTCTGTCAGGAATTTGCACAGAGTGTTGAAATAGAGCCAAATAGAGCCGCTATAAGCGCTTATCGTATGAGCTATAAGGGTTTACCCAAGTCAGATGATTTGGTGCTCTCTAAGGCTCTTAAAATGGCTGAGGAGTACTCTGATTATATAGAGTATCTTAAGTCAAACGATAATAGAGAACTCATATCTCCATATGATGCTAGAACGTTAATGGAGATAGCAGAAAATATTCAAAGACATAAGCTTGCTTCTAAGTTACTTAAAAATGAGTATGTAGGGCAAGAAGATGAACTTCACCATGAATTCAATATAAACTGGAGTATGTGTGGAGTGCAGTGTAAATCATTAATTGATAGTTGTCATTTTGATTTTAAGAACAAAATATGTACTTTAATGGACTTAAAGACAACTGTAAACATAGGTTGTTTTGAAGAGTCTATGGATCATTATGACTATCTAAGACAGTTATGTTTTTATGAGCACGCTTTAAGATGGTATATTATAAACGTACTGAAAGAAGAACCAAATAACGATTGGACTTTTAAGTACTATATCATCGGTATAGATACAACTGGACGTAATGAGATACGTGTTTTTGAATTTACAGAAAGCCAGATTCATAGTAGACTAGATACTATTATGGATGCTTTAGAAGATATACGCTGGCACCAAGCTAACAACAAGTGGGAACATACTGTTGAGTATTATATTGGTGATGGCGCAGAAAAGTTAAACTTATAAATATAAAGAACCTATGAGTCGCATTTATAACGTAGAAAACAAATTTGACAATGAGCTAGTAATTAACACTTTTGACAACACTTTGTGTGTTGAAAGTTTTGATGATTCTTTGTGTATTGAAGATTACGATAACCCACAAGATGCTAGTTCTATATGTTAAATAAAAATATACTGTATGTCATTCCTTTAGTAATAAAAACTAAGGGAGTGATTACAGAAAACATATTATCCAATGCCTATATTAGCAAAGAAGGTTTAAATACTTACCTTTATATCAGATTAACCGCTAATAGTGCTAAGCATAGACGTTGGGTATATTTTTCGTTATCCAAAGAAAAGAGCTTCTACGGTTTTATTGATGGATTTTATAAATTCATAATACCTGTAAATATTGCCTTATGTGCAGATACTGTATATAAGTCTGGTATTGGCATGTTGCCAAATAATAGAATTGAAGAATGTTTTGATTTTTGGAGAAAGTAAGTGTAATGAAAAACCCGGGCCGCTCGTGAGAGTAGTCCGGGTTTATTTTTTATATTAATCGTTCTGTTTCATAATTTGATTTACAAAGTACCTATCTTTAGCTTCAGAACCATATACTTGTTCATAGAAGTTATGATAAGGTAATAGTTTAAATAATGCTTTATTCGTTTTTGACCAACCTTTGTATTCTCCTCTTGAGACAGTAGGATTATACTTATTCTGGGTTTTAGTATTTTGAAAAGTATCATATAGGCTATTAGACATTGATGGGAAATACGTTCGCATAAACGATTCTGTAACGTCGCCCATTTTATCTGTAACACTCGTAGCAGCAGTTGGTGATTTAATGTTGTTAAACATATCGTCTGCTCTATATGGTGTTAAAGACTCCCATTCTAATCTATGCATTATATATGCAAGTAGATATAATTCTCTACGCTTATCTTTATCAGTTTCATTTTTAGCTGAATTAGCAATTATTGAAGCAAAGACAGAAATAATCTTACCTACAGCAATCTCAGTAACAATTTGCTTTGTTGCATAGTTGATATATCTGCTTTCCATATAGTCTTTTAAAGAATCTTTATTGTTGAATTTAGAATTGTAATAATCTTTAGCGTCAACATAGCCTTTCTTTACAGACATATTCCTAACACTTCCAGTTAAGAATTTTGTAAGAGTTTTTGCTATATAATAAAAACCTTTAGCGCCAGATCTAAATATACCACCATCCATCTGTTGAGTATTTAAATCATATACTGTATTACCAAATCTTTCGGCCATCATTAACGGAGCGTATTGTCTATGAATCATAGCATAAGAACCTATAATAGTTGTAGTTATTTGTGCTTTCTGTGTAGGTGTCATCATACCGTCTGCAGACTCCGAATATCTAACAGCTCTTTCGCGAATTATATTTTCAGCGCGCTCAAATGCCTCTTTATATTCGTCTTCCACATGGAGAGAATTATCTTTCGCGGAAAGTATGCTATAGGCTGTTTTGCCGTTTCTCCATTCTTTCATAGCTTGTTTTCTTTCTTCTTTAGAAGCTCTGAATAAGTTTATATCCATATCTTCTTTAGTACAGAACTCTCCTTTATAATATCTATATGAGAGTAGCACCGATGTAGCTATTTGAGACTTTACAAGGAAGTCAAATCCAGACAACATACCAAATGTATGGTTTTCGTTTATAGCGTTAACAAGCCTGTTCCTATTAGAATGTTTAGCCTTCTTCTCACCTTGATCTGCTACATTGAAATATTCACATATCAGCATTAACTTGTCGTTTGATAGTCTATTAGCAATATAATTAGCTCCTAAGAAGTTTTTAAATATATGGGCGCTAACTATACCAGCGGCTTTTGTTGCTTCAGCAAATCCATATTTTCTACCAGTAAGCGCGTTTATTACATGAGCTCTATACGCATCTAAGAAACCGACCTCTGCTACAGCTATATTCATACCAAGGTTTATAGCTGTTACAATACCACCAAAAAACTTAGCTAATTTATTCCAGTGGATTACAGTTAGTTTTTTACCACCAAACCATGGTATAGATGTTGTTATATCAGAGGATCTAATGTTATACAAGTTCATCTATAGGAACTTTTTAGCTATGTTATACGTATTAGATTTAGAACCTTCAATTCTTTGTTTTTCCCAGAACTTTAATGACTTATTCTTATAAACATCACGATTTTTCATCATGTCAGCGATAGTCTCGCATTGATCTTTTACTTCTGATTTGAAGTGATAATCAGCTGCTAATTTATATGCTTCAGCCATCATTCCTATAAGATCTGAACTAAGCTATGACGGGTCATCAAGTTTATCAATATAATATCTTGGAATCATATTCAGCTCAGAACCATCTGGACGAGTACCATCAGATATTTGAAGTGCTCTTTGCTTTACAAGATCACCAAAGTTGTCTGTTTTAGCCATAACGCGCTGTACATCTTGTGCATAATCTGAATCTTGCTATACACTCTAATCTCCAATACCAAGTTCGTCTTTTATATATTGTAACACACCAGAAGATAAATTTGTTTTATTCTTCTAGTATTTAAATATACTACCAGTTATTTTGGGAAGTAGGTATTCATCAAAAGACTATCTATCGTAAAGCTAATTTATCTCACGGTTAGTTTGTAAAACCAAATCATATAAAGCTTTTAAGTTTTTAGAATTTTTAACCTTGTTGAACGCCTTTGTATTATCATACATTGGCTTATTCTTCATAGGTCTTCCATTTTCGTCAGTTTCGTATCTCTTAGGTTGTAAGAATGATGTATTTTCCTTATCATAGTTAGGATTTGCAAGTTCATTTTCAGAATGCTCAATCCAACCATCACCAGGAATAAACTCCATAAACTCATCTTCGTATTCCGGTCTAGCTACAATTTTAGTAAACCATTTAAGAGGTGTAAGTATCTCCTATCCAGTATATTCGTCATAACTGCGTGTTGACGTGCTAGCTAAGAAATCATCGTACGTACCTGGATATTCCATATCCATTTGAGCGGCTTTCTTTTTAGCCTATTTATAATACTCTGTAAATTCTGTACGAGAATATTTATTAAATAATTTAGCTCTCTTCTATAGTTGTTTTTTAAGTGCCTTATTTTGACGCTTAGAAATATTTCTAAGTTTATTCTGTTCTTTTGCCAATTTATTTAGACGTATCTTTTCTCCCTAAGGAATACTTTGATAAGCAATTTCTCCAGTAGTAAAGTCTCTATATATAGATAATATATTACGTATCTGTTCTTTTACTTCATTGTATTTAGCTCCGCCATCACCATCTATATCATATTCAATGTCGCCAGATTCTTCTTCTATTCGCTTAAATAGCAATATATTTCCTTCGTCGTCTTGTTTAAGAACTCTCTTACTGTTCATTTTATCCCAGTCGATAAGACGTTGAATATCGAAAGAATTTTCTTCATTGTTTAACGCTTTGTTAAACTCAGTAAAACCACCACATTCTTCTATAACTCTATCTCTAGCCTTAGACCACGCTTCAGTATCCCTCTTGATCTTGCGTTTATTATCAGTTCCATAAAGATCTTTGTGTAGCTATTGTAGTTCTTTAGCTTTTCTAAGTTCGTCACCTTCTTTAAGATTGCCTTGATAATCACGGTCGCTCATTAACATTCTTTTCTACACATTTAATTCTGTTAACAATGATCTATCTTTTTCATCAAGCCTATCATAATGATAATAACCATCAGATTCGTCATATGCCTTTTCTTTAAGAGTTCTTATCTATTTAGACAACAAACCCCATTCGTACTTTGTATCTGATGATAACTTAGAATAAGCTACATAAAACTATTTCTTATAAGGTCTTTCGCAATTCTTATCTAACCAATCGTTTAAAGCTTCATTCCATTCCACCTTAGCCTATTCGTTGTCATCTGGAGCTATGTTATTAGTTGGGTCTAATATTATTCCATATTTCTTAGATATTTTCTTATTTAAACCTTTAAGGAATTTATGATAATTATTATGAAATTTACCATAATTAAGATCTCTTACTAGGTATTGAGTAGTCCCCCCGTTTTCATCTTTTTCATATAAGTCTAAATGAGATTCTCCAAAACCTAATTTACTAAACGCTTTTAATAGTTTTATATTTTTCTCATTTGACATTTTCTACGAACTATTTAGAGCTTTGTTTACTAAGTATGTTATAGCACGAATACCATCGTCTTTAACTTTATCGGTCATACCGCCGTATTTATAAAATACTCCAGTATCATAACCAATCTCTTTTAAAGAATCAAGATATTCTCCCATTGATATGGAATGCGTTTCATTACCTACTCCAACAAGTATGTCTCTAGTAGTGTTTATTAGAATATTATGCAAAGATGCATTAGCCTCATCACAAATAGATCTACACTTCTTAATCATTGATATAAGATCATTAACATCACCAAATACTGCATCTTTTGTAAGACTAGATTTCTTTTGTTGATCTTCTAACTAAGAAATAACTTCTGCAGATTCTAATGTTTCTGTAATACTCTCTAATATCTTTGAATACAAACCAAAGTTGTCGTGTAATTGATACTGTAATTCGGAAGACTATATAGCTTGGTTATTACTAGACATTTTAAGCACCTCTAACGAGTCATCTAGTAATTGTGGAGCTAACTATGACATTGTAGAAATTAAAGCCCTATAGGCTGATTCTTGACCTTGCTGGAACAAACTAATCTGCAAGTCTAACTCTTTCTATATCTTAGACTTCTAATCAGCGTCAATATTTGAAGACATTACGGCTTTTAATCTTTGACTTAAACCTCTGGCTATCTTTAAAGATAATGCATCTAGTTTCTTTTTGGCCTACTCTTCAGTATCTCTTTTACCAGATGTAGATTCTAGCCTGTCAACATTTATATAGTTATTTTGCTCGAAAGATTTAAGCTATCTTGATAGCATTTTGTTAATATCAAACACCTATTGATTACCATACAATATAGGATCTGTATTAGCATATATTATCCTATATATCTTAGCAGGATCTTTAGCTGTATCTTTAATAGTATTTATATTCAAAAGATATGCTTTTAGTTTAGTTGAATATTCTTTAAGCAGTTTTTCATTATAGCCTTTAAACAAATTAGTATCTAACAAAGTATTAGATATGCGATTTACAAAGTTCTTTAGTTTACCAAGTATAGAATTGTTGTTATTCTACTAATCTAATTTAACAGCAGCTCCATATATAATATCTCTAAAGTCTTTATTAGTCATAAACTCAGCTATAAACTCTTTCTCATTAGATAAACCATAATATAGCCCGCTAGCATCTTGTCTATCGAATTTACTACGATCGAAGAACTTATCAAACGTTTCGTGTAATTTACCATTTAGTTCCTTAAGCCTACTCTATAATTCAGTTTTAGGTTTATTAATAAATCCTACAGTAACAGCATGTGCTACTTCATGTAATACAGCATTTGCTAAATATTCGTTTGATACCTAATCTATAGCATTCTAATTTACTGCAATTACAGTTTTATCATTCTCATCAGAAAATGAAGTAACAATAACATTTTCGTCTAGCTACATTAACTTTATAGGAACTTTATGACCTTGTAAAATATTCGCTATAGGTAATTTAGTTGACGATATAGTATTGTTTTTTATAGCACCTTTTATAATAGCGTCAGATGTAACAACTTGTCCTTGATTTAACAAAGAAGTAGCTCCTCCGAAAGTATCATATAGGTTCGCTTTAGCGAGTTTGATCTTAAGATTCTATTTCTCTATAAACTCTCTTATAGAATTAGGTATGTCTTCAGATTCTTTAAACGGCTTATCTATTGATTTATCTTGTAATTTCTGTATTACCTTATTACCATAAATATTACCATCTTTAGAAGAGAAATCATTACTTACAATAGATCTTATCTAATTATTATTCTTTACAACATACTGAGTAGTTGGAGTAAATCCATCATTATCACCTTCTTTATCATATCTAACAAATATAGCAGAATCGTATTTATCGTTCTTAATTAAACTGTTTTCATAGTCTATATATTCGTTAGCGGTTCTAAATTTACCACTAGTCATATCACTTTTACCAACAGTTCGCATATTTAAGTAAACAGGTATAGTGTACTTTCCTTTGTATTTAAGAGCTTTATCTTGTCTATCTGTAAAGAAAAAAGAGTTCTTATCATGAAACAAATGACGTCCACGTGTATTATCTTCGTCTACTTCAAAAGTATCAAATAGGCTATCTGTTCCATGCCAGACAATCATAGGCTCACCATTAGCATCTACAGCTTTAGATGAGTGTTCTGGATCATTAACCCAATCGCCAAACCAATTAGTAAAATCTCTCTGATATATCTTAGATTTTATACGTATAGCTTCTACACGATTACCTTTTGTTTGCTATAATAGTTGATCAAACAATATAGACTAAGCCCCATTTGGGGCTTTATCTATACTATTCCCGTTATTAGCTGACCAAATATGATAGGCAGCCTTTTCGCTTGTGGCTTCTTTTAACTCGTTAAATTCCCTAGCCACCTAAGGGTTACTTAACATAGGACATATTATCATAATTAATCAGTTTATATTATACTTTACAACCATCCATAGCATCTTTTTCAAACTTACTATCATCATGCTATATAATATTATCTTCAAATTGTTTCATACCTCCGAGTAGATTATCAATATCGTTATTGTTATTAAATAATAATCCCTCTGTACTAACAGCGTCTTCTGAAATATTTTCAGCTTGTTCGTAATCACTATTTTTAATTAGACCGTCATTAATCCAAGCGTTACTAAAATATACATTATTTGGTATAGGTCCAGCTTCTTTGAACATATTGGCCATTTCTATACCTGTATATCCGTTTAGTGACGCTCTTTCAGTATTTGTATAAGCAACTGCGAATTTCTTGTTAGGATTTTGTTTAGCAACTTCATACATCTTTCTAATATTGTTAGTAATATCTTTTGATGATATACTCCTCAATCCTCTATTTTTCTTTATACGAAGATCTTTTGTAGGGAGAGCATAAGAATCGCCAACTAAACCTTCACCAACTCCACGCTTAGCACCAAACTGTGTAGCGGCAATTTTTGCAGCACCAGCGCCATGTCTGCCTTCTGGATTTGATCCAAATACAAATACATATCCACTATTTGGTTTAATACGATCTCCATAAGAATGATTATTTGAAGAATTATTATTAGAATCTTTAGTACCATCACTAGTTGAACTATCTAATGAATCAAAAGAATTGTCATCTACTTGTTTTAGTCCACCAAGTATATCGCTAACATCATTTTCGTCTTTAACCATATCTTTTCTAGCATTATCAATAGCTTCATCTTTACCATCATTAACATCTTTTAATTCTGTTAACAAGTCATCGTCTTGCTCTGATGTTAAGAAATCTTCATCATCAAACTTAGCTATACTTTCGCTTATATTAGACATATTGTCTTGTGTATATTTACTTCTATCATATATAATATAAGCAGGTTGAGCTGTAGCAAAGTCTTCTTGATTTAGCTAAGCGGCTCTTACGGCTGCTTCTCCAATACCATCAAAATCATCAGTACTTATACTACTTATAGAATAACCTCTAACAAGTAAATCTTTAATAATTCTATCAACAAATTGATTATTCTTTAGCTGTTTAATACTATCGTCAACTTTACTTTGTATATCTATTAAGAACTGTTGTTGAGCTTCATTTATATCATCAACTGTAGCATCTGGATATTCTAGTTTATATCTTTCAACCATATAACTTAGCTAGTTATCGATATATTCGGATCTGTCGGCATCAGTTATATTGAAGTCTCCAAGCCTACCGCTAATATATATATTTAAATTCTCATTATCTTTATCAAAGTTACCAAGACTTGAAACAATATCATCAACAACTTTTGTAGCGTCTTGTTTAGAATCTATATTTACACCAGTCTTTTGTTCATTGTTTATATTGATCTTAAGGTTGTTTCTAGATTCTGCATACTTCTAAGGATTATTAGAATATATAATTCTAACATCGCCTTTAGCGTTCTGTGTTAAGTTATAACTATTCTTCTGCTGTTCTGATACTTGATAATAGTTAGCATTACTAAATCCTGTAAATGCAGCATTATGTTCTTTATACTTAAGTTTAACAGCATTGTCGCCTTTACCAATAGGACTGAGTTGATTTATATAATTAATTACATTTGCTTCAACATTGCTATAATTAAACGTCTCTGGTAACAAGTTGTCATCGAATATAGATTCATTTAAAGATCCTGTATAGAATTCATATTGATGATTACCACCTTGATGAATACCCAATTTTGGAGATATGACATAAATATCACGATAGGTACTCTTACCCTTCATTACACTACCTATCTTCTTATACAAGTAGTATTTATTACCAACATGTATTTTGAAATATGGATGATTACCACCTTTTGATGTTATTATAGCACCCGGAATTCTGTTTCCATTAACATAGTTTGGAAGTAGGTACTTCTCAGCTCCAAGTTTTGTCTAAGCAAAAGCTTGTTGTGTTAAGCTGTATACGGGAACGATCTTATCATTATACCAATAGTTTCTACATATAGTATCTATATATTCATCTGGATTAATCTTGCCACTATTCTCTGATATTCTCCCAATTAGATCTTCAGACTTCATAGAATCAGTTATACTCTGAACATATTGCATCTTAAACCCTATAGGAACTAAATCGAATATAGAGCTAAATGAATCATTATTGTATGTAGAATAATAATCATAGAATACTATATCTCTAAACAATCTTCTTAAATAACTATTACTATGAGTTAATAGTTGATACAATGCAGACTGTAGTACCAATCTTTGATTAGGATCTACATTTATATAAGACATCTTAGTTGTAAATCTACCAATTTGGAATTTATTATCTATCTTAGATATGTAGTAGTTTAAGAACTCGTTGTTTATATTACCAGCATCATCTAACAAATCGTTGAATTCGCTTCCAAGCAACCCATTCTGTAATCTATAGATAAAGTTAGCATAATTTTGGAATATACTCTTATGATAATATTTATCTTCAGATTGAGGATTACCATATACCAGCTACATTACTTTATTAAATACAGCGTCTTTATCGCCATTCATAGTAAAGTCTATATATCCAGTATAGCTGCCATCTTTACTCTTTGTTAATATCTTAGAGTTCATAAGCATATTATGTCTAGCTATAGCGTTTATAGATGAACTAATAGCTTGTATAAATTTCTTATCACTTGTTGATCTATAGAAGTTATACTCATTAGCTTCTCCTTTAAATCCAAATGGATCACCAAGAATGCTATACATTATTGAATGATATAGTACATTATATTCATCTGTAGCAGTAAACAACTGATCTTTTAATATACCTCTTGTAAGCTATGTAGCTTTACTAAGTTTATCAGAAATCCATAACTTGTCGAAGTAATAATCTAGAGCATCTTCGTTTTTAAGATCACTATGAGCTTCGTCGTTTATCTTCCAAATTATTGCATCTTTTGAATCTGGATCTTTATGCAGATATTTAAACTGTTCATATTTATTATAGAAATTCCAATGATCTGTAATACTGTTACCAAATTTCTTTGTATCTACCTAAGAACATTGCACAAGCTGTTCCAAAGCATCTGCAAACTTAGTTAGATTCTAGAATGCTAATATAGAATATAGCTACATCATATGGCTTCTATAAGAATCTGGATTCTATATAGAATAAATACCTTCATTATAATCAAATACAATCTTACTATCTTCTATAGCTTTAGCTATATCTCTAGTATCATTAGACAATAGAACTAATATCTTATTCTTAATATCCTCCTTCTGTTCTTTAGAAAGAGATTTATCAGAATCTACTTGTGATAAAGATTCTTTTAATTTATCTCTATACTCATTCTTTAATTCTAACAGCTTAGCTTGTTGATATTTCTATATAGACATATCTTTTTCAGATTGTTCTAGATAGATACCATTATGAGAGTTAACTAAATTAGCATATTTGACTAATGCTGGTTGAGCTAAGAATGAGAAAGTCTATATACCTTTACCAGCTCTTAATAGTAGTTCTGATATAGAATATGTAGCAGGATTAATATTAATTAATGAGATATATGGGTCTTTAGCAACGTCCACATGCGCATTAACCATTGCTGATAACCAAGCTGATATATACATTCCATCTTTACCTTTTATCTAATCTAAAGCACCTAAATCATATATTTCTCCAAGATGTCCAAAATCTATAGTTAAATGCGCAGTCTGTGTAAATGCTAAGTTTGTTGTGGCTAATGCATATGGACCAATACCGTCTTTACCTGTCATGAACTCAGCTTTAGTCTGAGATTGGAACGAAGGTAATAATTCATACATAGATCTACGATCTTGCTTCTTTCTAAGTTTAGGTAACAATTCTCCAGTTATCTTCTCGGTAACAGTATCAATAGAACCTCTAGCATCTACGAATGTTCTAGAATCTGTAAGAACATCAATATATTTCTATATAAGACTATTTCTAATCTCCTTAGCATCGTATTTACCAGCCATATCAAAGCCATCTTGCGAAGCATCATCTACATTAACTTCACTTCCGTTTCTATAACCTTTCATAGCAACGAAGATTTTATCAACGTCGAAGTCGGAACCAGTTTGTTTTGTAAACTCTTCTGGTACTATAATATTATCACCGTTGTTGTCTGGCAATATATCAGCAACTGTAAATGCGAATATAGAAGACATACCCTGTGTAGGAATACGATAGCCAATACCTATTGGTTTGGGGTTAGATTGTTCACCAGCATGAGATACTTGTTCGTATTTCTTAGTATTCAAACCACCTTTATATCCTGCAGATATAAGATACTCTTCAACTTCTTTTTTAGTATCTTCTTTTAGCTTGTCTTGATTAGTAATAGCATCCCATATAGAATTTATGTTATTATTTTCCAGATCTATATTAGCTTTTGTTGTTAATATACCAGATGTAAATTGTTCATCGAGATCGTCATTGAATTTAATTTGATCATCAGTTAATGGTTTAACTCTATCGCTCTTTACGCCATGTATAACGTCATTATCTATAAGCCACTGGCGCATATTCTTATATGTAGTTTGCTCTTCTTTCGGGATAATATCTCTAAATAATCTAACGCTAAGCATTATTTCCATAGAGTTATCTTTTCTAATCCATTTAAGTTTTCTACCACCATTAAGAACATGTAGACCGCCTTCTTCATCATCTACTTTTTTCTTTCCTACAAGACCGAATACAGATTGCTGTACAGCAGAACCACCATTAAGATTTACATCTACAACTCTCTTATTTACAACTTTAGATACAGATTGTTCAAACAGTAATCTAGACCCTAATGCTTCGGCTAAACCGCCATTTCTAAATAGCTCTATAGCGTTTTCTCCGACACCGTTAGTCTTTACAACTCTTTCTAAGATCTTCTATACAGCTTTATTGTTAGCTCTAATGTCACCATTATTAACAGTGATACCAAACTCGTTTATTACATTTTGCACACCTTTTTGAGTTAGCGCATTTATTAAGTTTATTATTTGAGAACGTAACTCCTTACCTTTTATAGGACTAGAATCTTTTCCAATTCCATAATCAAGTTCGTCATTAATATTTGATAATAATAACTTTAATGCCTGTGTACCAAATGCTCTTTCTAATGCTTCATGAGCTTCAGTGTTAAGCTGCATTCTTAAATCATCGAGATCTTGTACTTGAATCTGTAATTTACCACCAGGATTAAATATATCATCACTAGGTAATATAGATTTATCTGACTTCTGCTTAAGAGACTTTGTATCCATATCGTCAAGGCTATCAACACCTTTCTTATATGGTGTATATTGCTGTTGATTAGCACCAACCTTAATAGCAGAATCAAAAGCTAACATATCTATTTCATTACCCTTCTTATTCATTCTTTCGTATATAGCTTTACCATTATCTGATTGTAGCATATACTTAAATGCTGGGAAGATAGCCATCTTGTTGTATATAGGGAGATTAATAAATCCATCTCCTAACTATTGCGATGCATTCTAGAAATAAGACATCTTTAATGGATATAACTCTAACTTAGATACAATCTTAGCTTTCTTTGGATCTGATTGCCAATCTGGATCATTCTCAAGTATATTGTAAGCCATCTCATCCGAATAATCAGAGAACTCATCTCCAAAGCTCCATGTTCCAAGACCTATTCTTATCTTTCTATATAAAGCCGGTCTAATTATAACTTGTGCATCAGAAACTGTTATATCTCCATATGTAGATGTATTTGAGTCTGCTTGATTTACAAACGAATCCCTAAGATTTTTAGGATAACTACTTAATACTTTCTTGAATAACTTCTCGTCTTGATATATAGCTTTTACAAAATCTTCAACGTTATCAAATCCGTTCTTTTCTATTAGCTTCTTAGTAAATTCTTGGTCTGTAGAACTTTCTATATCATCAATCATATACTGACGAGTAAATATATTTTTTATTTCTTTTAAGTATTCACTCTTAGTCTTAATATCAGATACATTTAATACAGTGTACTTTCTATTTTGTAATTCTGGATATTTCTCAAGTTGTTCTTCAGAGTAATCAGTCTTAACTTTTTGACCTGGTGATAACAAAGCTCCTAAACGCTTAATCTTGTCAGAATGTTTTTCATTAACAACGTCTATATCATAGAATTTACCATCAAACTTCATTTGTTTGGTCTTAAATTTATTTTTATAGAATGCTGGATCTCCAGAGAATACTTTTTCCATCTCTATTGTAGAGATAATTGAAGACAACACATGATTAGTCATTAAAGACAATGCTAAATCATTAATATTATCATTCATATATACATTATTAGTATTTACTGGCAATCCTTGTTGTTTAAATAATTCTGCATATTGTCTAAGTAGTATTTGAGGTATCTTTGTTGGAACAAATTGTCCATTTTCATCAATATTACCCAACTTTAAGTTTCCGTCTTTTGATACTGTCCTTAATTCGGCATATACCATACTTTTGACTTTCTGTTGTAACAATTCATTAAGACCGTCTCCATTAAGCCATTCTTCAAATTTATCCAACCTCTATCTTATATATTCAAAACCATCTATATCTTTATCATCATCACGAAGCTTTCTAATATTAAATATACCATCTTCAGTTTTCATATCTTCTTGTTCACGAAGATACTCATACTGCAATATAGAGTTTAGATCTTTTGGAGAACCTTGATAATCTTCATCAAGAGACTAATCAACAAATATATCAGAGAAATACCTAAACCTTCCTCCATTTCCACCCCATTTAATTCTTCCATTCTCTAATTCACCATGGAAATTTTTTCTAAGAGCTTCTGGATGTTTTATAAGATATTCTATGTTTTCTTTACTATAATACTGTTTTACAGAATTTAATTCATCTCTAAAGTAACCAGTTAGTATATCCATCGTATATTGATCTAGCTGGAAATTATCATAAGATACAACGTTGTGTGGCATTCTAAGACCTTGTTGAGATATAGCGTACCATGTCTTTTTATCAGCCATAGTAGGCAATACTAACATATCTTTAGAAGTCATCAACATCTTAGCTATATAGTCTTCAAGCTATGTAACTCCATGATAGTCTCTACCAATACTATTATCAATATCTCTAAGACCTACAAAGTAGTTTAACTTAAACTAGCCAGCTCTACTTGATGTTTCATGATCAGATTGTGAAGCTATATCTAAAAGTAAAGAATGTTTACAATATTCAGATCTTTGTAAGCTTTCTATAGTTTGATCTGTATCATGATTTAATATACGAATAATATCAGACATTGTATTGTTCTCTGATATTGGGTATCTTTGAGTTCCATCTGGAGCTGTAACACTAAATTGCTATGGAGATGGATAGCATTCATTATAAGCTCTTGCTAATTGTGCAATCTACGAATCATTCTTATAACCGCTAAATACACGATCAAGATCCATTTCAATTCTACCAGACTTAATTTTAGATTTACCAGTACTAGATATAATATTTTGCATAATCTTACTAATACTACCAATCTTGTCTGATTTTACAAGAGATTGTAATACTTTGTATCTTGCAGCTTTATCAGTTAGCTTATTTTCACCAACCTCATTATTTACATAAGTCTCTAATACTTCATTATCGATTGGTATTGATAGATATTTAAATAGATCTACAAGTATATCTGATAATTCGCTATAAGCTTGACCAATATCTTCTTTTGTTTTTGGATAAAACTTATGTTTAGAAGTATACTGTAATGCACGCATCTTCCTCTATCTAAGACCATCTGTAAACTCTTTAGATATAATAGGCATTTGTTCAGAGTTTATCAATCCTGCTTGATATAGATTCTGAGACCATATTCTAGGTATAGATTTTATAGCTTTGAGTTGGTTATCATTTACCAATTCCCACTCTCTTTTAACAACAGATACACTCTTACTTTTAGATGATTCATATTCACTTAACTAATCATCACCAAGACTCATAGAGTTATTAGAAGATTTCTTCTTAGGATCGCTTATCCATGTCTACATCATCTAAGCCATCTGGCTTCTTATAGTAGAGTGTATTTGACTTTGTAACTCTAGATCGTCTTTAATTAGATCTAACTTCTTATCTAAAGCCTCAAAGAATGGAGACGCTTCCGCTAATCTCTAAACAACACCTCTTATAGAGTGTTTATCATATTTATTATCTTTACCAATCTTAGCATAAGAATCAGTATCCCAAAGGCTATTTAGTATAGTGTTCCAAGCTTGATCAAATGGAACATAAACAGCATTACCAAATATAGGGTCTTTGTCATAAACAAAAGTCTTTTCTCCTGTAAATGGATCTATTTCTGCATGCATCTTCTTAATCTAACCTAAGAATAACTTAGCTCTAGTCGCTACATTATCTTTCTTGCTTATAGACAAAGGATCTTTATCATAAGTATTACCAGATTTATCACCAGTATCTTGAGCTTCTTGTGTTTCGCTTTCCTGTACTTGTGATTGCTTAATCTTAAAAGCGTCTTCTCTAAGATCTATAGAGTACTGTTTAAGTATATTACTTACAATAGATACGAATACATCTGGATTCTTAGCTATAGAGTCTATAATTCTTTGTATAGATGGGTCTACATCTGGATTCTAACTCTTTAGATTAGTTAAGAATTGTTGTATATCATCATACTTAATATCATCTATACCTTTAGTAGAATCTAAAGAATAATCGTCTATAAGCTTATTTGCAAGGCTTGTAGCGGCCTAAAAGAACTACTGCCTAGTATCTATACCCTGAAGCTTATTTAAGCGCTCAGGAGCGATATTTGACACGTAGAATGATTTGCTGTTAACACCATTCTTATAAGCCATCTTAAATTGCTGTAAAGACTCTCTATCTATTTGCTGTAATCTATACTTTCCATTGTTTATATTCCTAAATACGTCATACATAGCGTACTTATTTCTAAACAAACCACTGAAGCGTTTGATATTATCAAAAGCTCTCTTTATAAATCCAACGATTCCTTTTCTGTTTTGTAGTTCTGCATATTCTCTAAAGTCTTCAGCTAAGAGTTCTTCTATTTGTTTGTATGACTTATTCTTTAACTCTGGGTGAGCTTTTACATAAGCGTCGTAAATCTGTTGTCTTTGATGTTTATTATGCAATAAAAGGTTTACATAGTGCCAAGCTTCATGATATTGTATGCCTCTACCAGCTTTGTCACTAAACATAAATATAGGTGAATCTCCTTGATTTAGAACATCTGTTACAACGTCCATTAAACCAAATACATCTTCATCTTGCGCACTCTTCATAACACCGTCTATAATGATAGTATGATCTGGTTTTATTCCAAGTCTATCAGCTATCCATTCACGAGCTTTTTGTATATCTACAGTACCTTTTTGTTTTTCTCTTGAGAACACACCAGTAATAGTATTATTCCTACCTAATAAAGAACTTGTAGATACAAAATATAACTAAGATGAACCATTCTTAAATATAGACACATGAGGAACAGCTGTACCATTAAATAAACTTCTAGCTGTATTCTTTAATACATTTTCGTTTACCTCAAGTTTATCTACGTCAAATTTAACGCCATTCTCTTTTTCGTATACTTCGGCGTATTTCTGCAGCTTATCTTTAACAGCTTGTTTGAAGTCTTCTATAAAGTTATTTAGCTTTTCACTACCACTACCACCTCTTAGCTTAAAGTCAGACTTATCTATATCTAACATGATTATGTCAGTTAAGCCACCTCTTTCTTTAGCGTTTTCTCCAGAGAATGCAGCTAGCTTTTCTTGTGATTCTTTCTAACCTCTTACAAGCCAAGAATCAATCTAGTCAGCTTTAAACCCTAATTTAGATTTTATTCTTTCTATACTCTTAGAACCAAACCTATCAGCCTCTTGATGCTCTGTAGTAGTATTACTGTTAATAGTAACCGTTCCAGCTTTCTTATCAGCTTTTGTAGGCTTTACTTGACTTCTAGCATCAGATACAGCTTGTTTAGCTTCTTCTGTTCTAACACCAGTAGCATATATAAATGGAGCTTTAAATACATTCTATTCATTTGTTGTAGCTAATAGCTTACCAGCTTTAACCATCCAAGATAATACATTTGTATGATTATACTTTAACGTACCATTATCATTATCAAACAAATCATCTCTATCAAATGTAAGTTCTTTTACTCCACATATAGAAAAACTAGACTTATCTTTATTGTTTTGGAAGTACTTTCTGATAACATTTATAATTTCATGAGGAAACTCATGAGGCATAGCATCAACATCAGTATTCCAGTGCATATTCTTAGCTATATACGATACAACGTGTTTACGCACATCGTCACTATTAGTTCCAAATAATGAAGCTATAGGAATATATTCTGCAGATTTAGAACCATTGCTATCAGTATTAACTATTTGCAAACATGCTACACCGTGGTTATCAACTACAGCAATCTACTTGTCAGCTAAAAACTTTTGTCTATTTAAAGAACTCTTCTTAGTACCTATCTTTGTAGTAGACTCTCCATTGTTTATAATAAAATCAGCAAACGCTTTTATTGTATCTATAGATGATGATGGTAAATATTCAGTAGATAACTTACCAGTTATCATGTATAGTAATACTTCAGCAACAGAAGGTTTAGAATTACCATTTAATTTACCAGTAGTAGGATCAAATGATAGTTGTATATTTTCTGGAGTAACAACATTACCATCTCCATCTCTATCGAATCGCTGTTCACTAAGAGTGATAGGAACTAATACTTCACTCATACATGGACCTTGATGCATTAAATATATCGTACCAGAGTAACCAATACCATTATACTGTGTATCTGGACCATTTATACTAGATATAGTATATGGGTCATCTGCAAATCTACCACGACCAAAACCAAATAATAATTCTCCCTCTTTTATCTACCTATCTATTTCTTTTATATCAGTAGGTATGCCAAATTCATTACCTTCTTTAGATATTGAATGTAATTTGCCATCTTTAGTAATACTACCATTAGATATTCTAGACTCTTCTGGAACTACATTTGTTTTAATTTGATCTGGAATAGAATAAACGCCATCTTCATTTTTATCACAATAAGCTTCAATAATAGCGTTTCTACTATTAATTAAATTCTCTATCTGTTCCCAAACTTGAGAATCTGTAAGAATTCTACCAGTAGCAGCTTTACGCCTTGCGTTATATTCTATACCACGTTTAATTTTACCTTCTTCCACTTCGTATGATAAAGCCTCATACCATTTTCTAGCATCATTATACCAGCGCTTTAAAGCATATTGATATTGTTCTTCATACTTAAAATTGCTTGGTACTGGTTTAGCGTCTACATGTCTACTATAAGCCTCTTCTATAGCTTCAATTAAAGCTGATGGATACCGGTCTTTATCAACACCTATAAATTTAAGTTGATTAATTAACTTCTATATACCATCAACAGATCTCTCCATACCAAACTTATCTATGTAAGAATAAGAAGATGGAGTTTTTGTTGTTGTTATATATGTTGACTTAGATTTGTCATCTTCAATTACAAGAGATACTGTAAACGAATTAGTATCTTTTGAATTCTTTCCAGATACAACATAATATTTTCTAACGCTACCAAACCAACCACGTTGTACTAACTTTTGAGCTAACTAAGAATTAGGTTTTACTGGATATTTAAACTTAAGATCTTTACCATTTACAGTAAGACGAATAGTATCTTTTGAATCTGGTTGATAGAAGAATGTAGATTCTAATAATCTTCTATACACATCATCATGATCTCCAACTAACCTTGGATCTGGAATACTTTGTTTATGTTCTTCGCCTGGTTGTAATTCACTTGAATCTAGTCTATCGTTATTGAGCGAATCATCATCATGATCTTCAATAATTAAATCTTTACCAAATTGATCTTCTGCTGATTTTGCAGAACGATTTCCAGAGTTTACATCAAGATCATTATCGCCGTTATCATTCAACTAGCCATCTTTATCATCATAGCTTTCTGTAGGATTGTCTTTTTGATCATCTTGTGACTAATCGTCTTGAGGTTGATCTTCTTGCTATCCTTGATTTGTATCTTCTTTGTCTACAGAAAGTGGTGAGGCTACTGGCGTATCTACATCAACAGTTTGACTTACAACAGCATTAGTATCTATATTACCAGCTATTCTATTACCATCTTTATCAAAGCCATCAAATTCTGCATGTGTATCAGAATCCCAGCTGATAACATTCATTTTAACTCCTTGAACACCTTCAAGATCTTCATCAGATACACTATACCCTTCTGGAATGTTAAAACCTGTAGTAGTATTGTTGCCTATATCCTCTCCGTCTTTTATACGTGTTATTTTTATATAGCCATCTTTGTTTATAATTACAAAGTCTATTACATCAAACGTTTCTGGATCTATAACTCTAGCTATAACAGTACCACCTGGTATTTCTCTAATCTACTTATCTGTTGTATATTCGTCTAATATATCTTGTAAAAACTTGCTTATTTTGTCAAAATCTTTTGAATGACTAGCTTTTAGAGTAGGAGTATTTTGTTTATTCTTACTCTTTTCTTTTTTACCATACAGTTGTTCATGTAGTTCTCTTTGAACATCAGAAGCACCTTCTAATTCATCTTCTTGTTGTGAAAGATTTGCATCATCGTTTTCTACAACAGGCTCTTCATGTTCATCACCTTCGTTTTGAATAGGTCCAGCTTCATTATAATTTTCATCTGTATAATCATCACTTTGCGTAGGAGTCTATTCTTCATAATGATTATCTACTACAGGAGGTGTAGGTTCTTGCGTAACATCTTGATCATCAACACGATGCTCTTCGTTTATCTATTTTTGTTTTTCTTCAACAACGCTTCTTACAGATGGATCTTCATTCTCTGTGTTGAGGTTGTCAATATCATCATTAGTAATACCACCATCTTCAAGAAATTGTCTATGAGCTATTCTCTTTCTATTATGCTTCTCTTCTAATCTACCTTCAACTATAGCCCTGGCTGTTTCTTTTTGAATTTCTTTTATATGGTCTAAAGCTGCTACTCTTTCTGCAGGAGTTTGTTCTAAATCTTCCTATCCAAGTTTGTTTATAATCTAATTATACTCTTGCCTTAAAGCGTCTATCTTGTGTGCATTCTGTCTCTATGTTTTTAGATATAGCTTCTTAAAATAGTCATCGTTAAGTTGTCCATTATTATACTTGTCTTTATCTTCATCGCTAAGAGTATCAAAAATAGTAGACTTAAAATTATCTTTTTCTTCTTTTGTAAGATCACTCCAGTTGTAATTATATGCATATCCAAGTGAGCTATTTGGATCTGCTACACCATATTTATATGCTGTATAAGCTGGTGTCATTGCCTTTAGGGCTGAATCATTTAGAGCATTAATAGAGAATAACTTTTCAATTTCTGATATACCAGAGAATTGATGATAGTCTGATAATATGTTATCTATAGTAACTCTTTTATGCTTATTTATAGGCTTATCTGGATTCTATTTATTATATTCGTCTATAAGCTTATTCTTTTTGTCAATTTCATCATTGACATCTTTAAGCATATCTTTGTACTGCTATTTATTATCTTTTATAGAATTACTTAGAACTCTTATCGTGTTTCCAAGTTTGTCTACATTTATATCAGTACCAGTATTTTCTCTTATTAACTGTAAGAGCTTATGTTGTGCTTTTAGTTGGTTTAATAGAGCTTGTTTCTGCTGTAATTCAGCATGACTAAATAATAAATCCGCACGATTCTTTACATAGTCTTCTAACTCTATTATCTTATCTAATTGTACATCTTCAGCTTTTTCTCCAGATTCTTCTGCTTTTGATTTAGCTTGTTCTTGAGCTTTAGATTGAAATGCTGTAGTACCTATAAATTTTGTCATTTGTTGTAGTACAGCAGTCTCATATCTATGATCATTTGGTTTTACTTCACCTATGATACGAACTTGATCTTCTGCAGCTTTTCTAAGACTAGATCTCTTACTATCGCTTATATTAGATGATATATAATTATCAAGATATTTGTTATATTGATCCAAAATGCTATCATATGTATTTCTAACATCATCTGACATCTTAGATCTATCGCCAAGCAATTCTTGAATTATCTTTTGTTTAGAAGACTCAAGTTCTTTTATATTCTTATCATGTAGCTAGCTTAAATTCTCGTAATCTTGTATAGCCTTAACACCAGATTGTATTAAATCTCTATGTGTAGCAGTATCTTCTATCTTCTTTATACCAACAAGATCTAAGAACTTATTATTATGCATCATAAAATCTGTAGTCTATAGCAAAGATATATCATCGTCTATGAACTTATCATCTACAAGATCGCCCTTAAATTGCTTCATCTTATTAAAAGATTCAGAAAGCCTACTTGCACTCTTACCGTTAGCTAAAGCTTTAAAAAATATACCTACGTGTGCATCATCTTGAGCTGCTGCATAATTACTAGCAACTAATTGTTTTAGCACATTGTCATTTTTAATTTGATTAAATAAAGCTCTAGTATTATCATTGTTTATACCAATATATTTTGCAGCTCTATCACCAAATAAGTTAGAAAAAGAGCCCATTAACTATGAGTTTAACATACCAGATATAAAACCAGTATTCATAGCCTTTCTAAGTTCTGCGCTACCATTATCTGGGTCATATGGATTTACACCATAATAATCAGCTACAGATTCTAAACCAAGTCTAACGTCGCTAAATACAGAACCTATATCAAAATTACTTTGTACACCTTTGTAGTTATCATATTCACCACGTTGGTAACGATTCTGTAATAGTTGCTGTTGACCTTCTTCAATACCTTCAGAAGCACCTACAAGTAGGCTCTGCTTAGCTTTCTTCTTAAGAAAGTCTGCTATATGGGATAACTGTATCTTCTTTACAAGATTCTATTCTCCTTCTCCTAAAGCTTTATTTATAATACGATCTGTTATAGATGTAGCAAACTTATCAGCATTCATAGCCATATATCTTTCAGCTACTTCGCTTGACGCTTTACCAGAGAGTTCTAAACCAGTTTTAAACACTCTGTTATAAACAGCTTTACCTAAACCTTTTGTAGCTATCTTACCACCAAACTCTAAGAATGGTATAGTTTCTATATAGTCTCCAGTAGATAAAGCCATGTTATCGTTGAATACTTTAGCCAAACCTTGTCTAGCGTCTTTTTTCTCTTTGTCGAATTTCTTATCTCCAGAGTCTATATTATACGCTAATGCTAATTGTATTTTATTAAGATCTGTTAAATCTTTTGGATCTACACCTATCTGTTTAGCTTTCTAATCTGCAAAATCAAATAAGTTACTTAGATTTGATTTATTTTTATAGGCATATTGTAATAGTCTGTTTGAATATGCATCAAGAACTTCTGATTCAGTTTCACCAGTTCTCATCTTATTAGCAAGAAATATACCGCCAACAGCATTAGCTGCTCCTATAGCAATTTTTGCTCCAGTTCCAAGTTCTCCACCAGCTGCATATGCAATCATCTAAGACACAGCTTTAGCCGCTCCTTGATATGCAAATTGAGCTGCCATTTGTTCAAACATAGAATAAGAAGAGCCTAAATCTACAACATTGTATGCCCATGTTTTTGGATTAAATATTCTTTCAAATACGCCAGCATTTTGGTCTTCGTATTCCTTCTTAAAGTTAGGGTCTATCTTTTTTGGATCAAATAGCCAGTTACCATTTTTAGCAGTATATATATTATCTGCTATATCACTCTGGCGCATCCGTGCATATCTATTAAGATAGTCTTTTTTCTCGTTTATTGCCACTCTAATAGAATCTGCATATATTTCAAGATCTTTTGGATTTACGTCTTTATAAGATTTAAAATACTTATCAGATATATTTGATTGCTCGTCTGGTGTATTTCTTATAGCCTACTTTATTCTTTCTTTGCTGTTAAATCCGTCTAGTACACTTTCTATAGAAAGCTGAACTTCTTTTAACGCAGCTGGAAACATCTCTAAGATCTAACTTGTATAACTGGCATCTTTCTTAGTAGCCTTTTCAGAAAAGATAGAATTTAGATGCATAGTTACATCATCCTGCAATTTATGTTCCTTCTTATCGTCTACAAATAAATCTAATAGCGCGTCAGATGATTTACTACTACGCTTAACAACGTTTTCAAAATCATCTAGCTATTTCTAAAGAGTCTTTGCTTTTTCTAAATCTTCTTCCGATTTAGTCTTTTGATAATCATCCAATGCCCATTTGTACTAGTATACTAAGTCTGTGTATTTCTAAGCAGCATCTACGTCTTCTATATCTGTATTTGTCTTCCTTAGTTCTTCTTCATACTGAGTTACCCTTGTATTGAATACATTTTGAAACATCATTCGTACAGCGGAGCCGTCAAGAAGTGGTTTTACAGCATCCGCAACGCCCATATTTATATTATTAACAAAATGTTTCGCATCATCCCACACACTAGCAAAAAAACCTTTTGATTCATTATCTTCATTAGTACTATTTGGAAGATAATCTTGTTTATATGTAGAAGTCTATGGCAAATTATATATAGAAGTTACATCACTACTAACGGTACCATTATTATATGGCGTAGAATAAGCCCGCTCCTACGCTGCTTGATTAGCGTCGAAGCTGGCTCTCCATTGCGCCGCAGATGGTGTTGTGTAAGTTTCTTTTGACTTTTTTCTACCACTGTTACTCATATTATTATATATTATTTTGTTGAAGATTGATATTGTTGCTGCAGTTCTCTACCAGCAGCCTCTTTCTGACCATACATATACTTATCATAAGCTTGATCTATTTGTCCAAAACCTTGACCTCTATTGTTGTCTACCTGTTTAGATATTGGGATTTCTACAAAATCTCCATTAGGATCTGTATTTCCGTTTACATCCATAGTTCTTAAACCAAGATTCTTTATAGTAGACCAGACTCCGTATCCGTATTTCTTGCAGAAATCATATATAACTGATTTTGGTACAGAAACTTTCGCGGTTATATCCATTGATGAGTATTTACCATTATTTGGAACCATAGCGACTCCTAACCCGCTATTAGATACTACCCATCCTTTAACACCATTTCTCTTTAGATAGTCTTGGAATTTAACACTAGCGCTACCTTTTGTCATATTTAGACCAGTTGAAACTGCATGTGCTCTAATATTACCAAACCATACACCCCTATCTGACATGTTTATAACTGGATATGCATTGCCATAAGTGCCCTTCTTTGAATAGTCTACGTTCTTACCAGTTGCGTCTGTAGCTGGATGGTAATATCTAGATGTTTCTCTATTGCTCAACACATCAAGCAACGTCTGTACAGCTTCTTTATTTCTAGGTTCAGCTACAGAACTATAGTATTTAGAGTTTATAACATCTCTATTATTAACAATATCTTTAATACCTGTATATTTACTAGTAGCAGTATATTGTAATGCATTTGTAAATCTACCAGTAGGCTATCCTGTTTCGTCTAACAACCCATTAGATATAGCGCCATTTAAGCCTTGTTTACCAGCAGCATCCCACCATTTATAATGACTAACATAAGAGTCATAAGCTTTCTTCTAAGCAGGATTAAGTTTAGCATATCTAGCTTTCCAATCATTAGCTTCTGAAGCGTCAATTACACCATTACCATTCTTATCGGCTTTACCAAGAATACTATAAGCTTTTCCTAACCAGTGATTTCTAATAGAATTTACACTATTTGTATATCTTTGGTTATTACCTGCTATAAAGTCTCTCTTATTCTGATTAGAATCTTCTATAAGCATTTGAGTTAAAGATAAAGGCATCTACTTAGATGTATCTTGAGTTCCATTCATAACTGGTCTACCTTTAGAATCTGGAGTAGAATTACTATACCTCCATCCAAGATACATATTATCTCTTGCATTTTTATTTCTAATAGCCTCCATTTCTTTGTCATGCTGAAATCCTCTAGCCTGCATTGTAGCTTGTTGAGCAAACTGTTTATCCATCTTAGCATACTCATTAGCTTGCTTGATTGGATTAACAATCCACTCTTTATTAGAATCAGCCACATTCTGTTGTAAACGTGTTTCTACTTGTGCGTTCGTTGGATCTTTTACACCTTCATTAAGTAGTTGTTGTTTTGCTATATGTCTATAATAGTTTGCAATAGGAGAACCTACCCATCCTGGAGTATTTTTACTAGCTACATTTGTAAGATCTTTATACGTATAACCGGTATAATCATAACTCTTATCGTATGGCATACCAAAACTTATTACATCGTCTTTTGTTAAAGCGTGAGGAGTTCTATTATTAAACCAGTTTTCTGTAGCTGCTTTAAGTGTAGTAAACTCAGATGGTGATTGTCTAGTCCATACACCATCTTTAAGAGTATCCCAGTTTTCTATAGTCTTGCCTCCGTTTACATACTTCTCAAAGTCATCATTATATTTATTCTAAGCTTCCAACATAGCTCTATTTCTTAAATATTCCTACGCTATCTTAGAACCCATCTTAAGTTTATTAATATCTCCAGTTGGCATATTGTTTAACCATCTAGAAAACTTAGCTCTACCAGAAGAAGACCTAAGTGGGTCTTCTCCGTTGTCATAGAGGTTATTTATAAGGTCTCTAGAGCCTTGTATTACATTTTTGTTATACCAGTCCATATCTTTCTAAATAGGGCTGTAGAAGTCTCCATAATCCTTTTGGAAATCCTTTATCTGCTATTTGCCTTTTTCATACATGTCTCTTGCAGCATTTATAGATGCAAGCATTATCTATGAATCGTAAAGATCTCTTACAGGTAATTGAATCCACTAATCTCTTGAGTATACCATAATTATCTAATTATATTATTATTCCAGTAACTTGGTAAAGGAATTTGTGAAAAGTTAGTAATTGGTTGATGGTAACTATATGGCTCTACATTCATATTTGGATACACATATTTGATAACATTATTGTTACTTGGTTGTGTGTTATTATATTGTTCTATATTCATAGTAGGTATACCATACTTTCTTACAACATTGTTAAACCCTGGATTGCCTTTTAACTTTATTGTGCCAGGATTTGGAATATTATATACACTATTAGTAATAGTCGGTTGTACAACTCTACCAGCGATAGGCTGAGTTGGAACGATTAAATAACTAGCATCTATATTATCTTTATTATAATAGTTTCTCATATTTTCTCTATCTATATCAACTTTCTATTGGTATAAACTTAACATTCCATTACCAGTCTTACGCTTATACTCATTAGCTGCATATTGCTGTATATAGTCCATAAAGTTTCTAAGACCCATTTGCATACCTTGTTGTCTAGCTGCGTGAGCAGATGCAGCATATTCTGTATTGTATTGATTAGCTTGCTGTCTACGCTGAGCTAAAGCATTTCCTAAGTTAGCAGCCATTTCAGCCCATTTACCTCTATACTGGTTATTTGTTTCTTGTGCTTTCTGTATAGTATCAGCTATATTTTGTTGTGTACCAAGACCTAATGCTACATTTGCTAAATATTTCTAAGCACCACTTAATCCACCAGCTCTATTTATTTCGTATCTGTTTACTCTATCTTGATCGTAAACTCTTTTTATATCCTCGTATGGATTAACACGAAGCTTAGCTTGTTCTTGTAAAGCTGCTCTTTCATATGGATTACCAGCATATATATCTGGTGTATGTATTGATTGATTCCTAGCTTGTAAATACTATCCAATACTAGTTAGAGCTCCAATCCCCATAGGTATAGCATTACTAAGCCATGATGGGCGCTCTATATATCCATAATCAATCTATCTGTTTCTATTCTTACCATCTGTAAAGCCTGGTAAATCTTGTTGTGTGTACATCTATTCCTATTGTTGATGTTGTAGAGCCT